CCGCCACCACCGCCACCGCCGCCGCCACCGCCGCCACCACCGCCGCCACCGCCCATTCCACCACCGCCACCACCGCCGCCGCCGCCACCACCGCCGCCGCCACCGCCCATTCCACCACCGCCACCACCGCCGCCGCCACCGCCCATTCCACCACCGCCACCACCTCCAGATGGTGCTGGACCACCCATCGCACCACCGCCGCCGCCACCGCCCATTCCACCACCGCCAGACGGTGCTCCTCCCATTTGACCAGCAGTGCCAGTACTGACTCTGCTATCACTATCCCGCACTGCCACTTTATTATCCTTACCTATTACTGTTTTTTCACCATGTTTGATATTGCCGGTACTGACTTGAATATTTGCATTCTTTGCATACTCACTTTTGTTAATTTGATTAACAACTTTCTGTTGTTGTTTTGCAGTCATATCTGCATCAATTATTTTTCTCAGGTCTTTGGAAAGACCAGCATCTTTTGCAATTTCTTTTAGTCTGTTTGCACCACCATCATATAGTTGCTTAGTATTATAATTATAATAAACTGTAGTAGGTGGTGGTGGTGGTGATGGTTGGTTTGGAGAACTTACTGGTGGAGCTGGTGGTTGAGGAATAAACGATCCACCGCCACCACCGCCACCGCCACCACCGCCACCGCCACCACCGCCGCCATCATCAGATGGTGGAAACCCTGGGTTAAATGGATAATCTGGTTCGTTACCAGGTCCACCTATAACATTAATTACCTGAGTAATATTAGTTTCAACTCTTACTGGTCTTGTAACAATAACATTCTCCTGAACCATATTAACTTTACCTTCGGCATAATAATTCTCTTCTGCCGCCGTTGTATATGTACCAACAACTAGAGAATTATTTCTGCTACTTGTTAATCTAAAAGGTCTAGTTCCTGCTTGGAAAACGGGATTAACATCAACGTTTGGGTTTGGAATAAAAAATGAACCAATAACAACACCTTCATCATTAGTTACCAACTTAACATCAGTAACAACAGCCTCTGCTTTACTGGTAGAACCTCTTAATTTCATACCATTGGCAATGTATCCAAGAAAATCTGATGTTCTGTCGGATAAACTAAAAGTATCTACATTTAAAATAGTTGAGGTTGATGAATAATTTTCGGGAATTATTAAATTGGAATTATATGGATTTACATCAAAAATATCTTGGGGATTTGTATAATCCCCATACTTATGATTTTGTTTTGCCACTCTAAATCTAATAGTTGGCAAACTTGGGGAATCAAAAGAACCAATAACAGTTTCTGAAACTTGAAAGACTCCACTCGTCATTCTAATTTCAATTAGTTTTGGGACAACAAATGAATTAACATCAACTCCATTAAAAAATGCAAAAACCCTTGTCAAAGGTTTCATTCTTTTTGAAATAAATTCAATATTCCTGGACCTCATATAAGGTAGGATTTTAGTATCTAAAACCCTATCTCCAAAAGATACTGTTTTAGATACTGGTTCTTTATTAGGTGTTGGTGGTTTTACTATCGACATATTTTTTATTACCTACAATTTTACTATTAAGTAAATCGTTTATCTAAGATATTTTATTTATGATGGATGAACCTCTCAACGAATAGTACCCATTCTTGGACCCTTTATACCAAGTCCCATACCAGCACCCATGACTGAACCAGTATTGTTTGTTGGTTTACTGAGAATATTTGGATCCTTAATTTGTGGTTTTCCTCTTTCATCCCGTTTATTTCTGCCAGTTAATGGATCTTTTGTTCTATCAACCAAACCTTTTTTACCTTTTTCTATTTGTGTCCCAACTGTATTTCTAACTTTAATACCTTTTGCATATTCATATTCAAGAACTTGTCTATCTTCCTCAGTAAATACCGCTGGTCTCATTACTCCTGGTTTATACTTGCCCTTTAATTCTGCATATTTTGCGTCAGATATTATCGCACTACCCATGCTGCCACCGCCACCGAAGCCACCGCCCATTCCACCACCCATATTTCCACCAGTCTTGTCCTTAGATGGCAATATTACTGGGCCAGCTGGTAGAATTCTTTCTTTGGGAAATGGTTTTGCTGCAAGAGGTGGTGCTGCGGGTTGCTTAACTGGTCTTGGATTCACTGGTGAAGATATCGAATTTGCAGGGGATTGTGTCGCAGGTGTTGTTTTTGGTGGAGCCCAAGTCTCATGAGAATTCCAAGTAACTGGAGCAAGACCTGTTTGTTGGTCTGACTGTGTACTTTGTGTCTGCAGACTAGTTTCTGTATATGCGTCACCAATCTCCACAGTGTTTGCTTTCACCCTAACTTGATCTACCCATACGTCAGAAGATGGATATAAATCAATTGTTCCCGTATAAAAATCTTCGGCAAAGGGATTTACGCTAACTGCCCTAGTTGCATATGGTTGATTTAATAGTCTAACTTCTGTATAATCCAGAGTTACAAGTTGTCCTGTTTTTCTTACACCGGAGCCTATGATATTATTATCAACTCTAGCGTCAGCATTTGGTCTTAATGCTGGACTATTTCTATTTAATTTTATTCTAGATGTTGTTCCTAATTGCAAATCAAGTGAAGTCGTATAGTGAGTTGGTCTTAATTCCAAATTCTTAGTGTCTATGGAATTTTTAACAATTGTTGATTTATTTTGAGCGATTGTAGTTGAAAAATTATCAACAAAAAATCCAGATTTAAATCTATTTAAACCATTCTCATCAGTCACTGTAAAATTAGAAGCCTCAATTTCCAAAGCAGAAAGAGAAGTATAATACTCTAAATTTTCTATCCTACTTTCAAGTCTTCCAATATCTGCCATAGTATATCTTCTATGTTCTTTCAACTCAACTTCTGCAGTTTCGGCATTGCAAAGATAAGGTGGAAGATATACCGTCGCTAATTCTAGGGCATCGTCATTTGAAGTTGGAACCTGTGGAATTTCTGCAGGAATTCCATATTTTACATAAAATAAACCATTTTTATCCAAAAGTATCTTATCAATTCTTGGTAGGTAAAACGAATAAGTTAATAATATTGATTCGTCTGAAGCCAAAACATCTGATGCGGAACTACCTAAAGCGGTAATGTCTCTTCCCAAAAACTCAAATGGCGATCTTGTACCTTCTGTTGCTACTATTGATGACACTCTAGGTCTTATGTCAATAGTATCTGTACTTCTTATTTCACCATCTACTAGTTCAACCTCACAAAAATCAAACTGATCGTAAGAATTTGCTGTTGTTATATCTCCAGTATCTGAGAAAGAAAAACTTGCAGACTCAAAGACTACTTTTAATTTTCTTGTCAGTGTTTTTGTTGTATTTTCCCTGACCAATTTGGAATAATCATAAATCGTTGGTTTTTGATTACTATCAAGACGGAACAGAGTAGTTACATTTCTATCACCAACATCAACTGAAGAAACAGTCGCAGTAATTCCACTTTCTCTGAAAGTTATAGTTTCTCCCTCAATAAAAGTGTTTGAGTTTATATAAACAAACCCTAATTTCAAATCATTTATTTTTTCTACATAAATTCCAATTGCTTTGCTTGTACTACCTATAAACTCTTCCCCTACTAGTAGATCTCCAACTTTATTTGTTGGGCCATTTAGAGCAGTTAGTACTACGGAAGGTAAATCCGGAGTGTTTGTGTCATTTGACTCAAAAATTCCATATACTTTTGTAACATCTGGTTCAAGTAAACAAATTTCATTATCTTGCACTCTAGTTCCATATGGATAATTTCCATACACTAGTCCATCATTTAAGGTGGTTGATCCAATTCCAGAAGCAGATGAACTTGATTTGTCTATTACTAGAACTTTAGCTCTATTTTTATTTTTAATTTTAGACTTTACATTAATTTTTCTAAGGGTTGCAATTAGTTTAGCATTTCCATTTTCAGTAAGTCCTGTTACAACTAAAGACTTTGACCCATTTGAATAAACAAAATTTTCCTGTCTTAATGATTGTGTAGTACCATTCTCTGTTATTAAAACATATCTTTCCTCATCAAATGGTAAAAATGTTTCGTCCGTGTCTGCAGTTAAAGTCTGTGTTGACCCCTGGGTTATAAGAACATTAAATTGTTTTCTTATAGTTAAGTTTGTTTCGCTTAAATCGACACTTTCTACATTTTTTTTAGGAAGAACAGTGTATAAAGTATTATCAATAGAATTTTGAACGTTTGATGATAATACTTTAAAGTCTGATGGATTTATAGCAGTTGTTGGGAGAGCACCATCACATATTCCAATAACTGTTGTTACACCAACAATGGTTAGTGTTTTTCCAGAAACCGATTGAACTACAGCTAAAGTAGTTGTAGTTAATCCTGGGTTTGAAAATGCAACTAGATTTCCGGTAGTGACTATTCCAGTAAAAAAGTTTTCTGTGGAAGTTACTATTGAAGTTCCTCCGGATCTTGCTGATATGTTTACCTGATCTAGCTGCAGTGATACGACGGGAAGAGTGTCGCCTGAGAAAGTATATGCACTTCCTACAGTTCCATATACTGACTGAACCTCATTTATGTTATAACTTCTTGTTTTTTTAATTATTCTGTTGTTGTTTTCTCCATTAAAAATTAATTTTTCTCCAATAGAAAAAGTTCCTTTCGTATCATAAACCGTTAAACCCACACCAGCGGCAACAGAATATCGCAAAAATCCTGATGCACCACTTTGTCTACCTTTTACATGAACCGGTGCAGTTAGTGTTATGGGCTCATTCAAAGTTAACTCAGTATACATCTGAGTATCGTATAAAGATATATCCCACCTATTTTCTTGTGGTCTTGATGTAGAATATGAACCAGATTCTAGTGCGAAATCATAGACCCTAGATATGCCAATTTCTTTTCCTGCAGCGGTTGTTGGTGATACCCCCACCCTAGAATCTCTAAGTGTTATATAATAACTTGTACCAAGACCTATAGAAGGAGATCCATGCACCCTATTTAAGGTAAATGTTGCTCCAGTGGTATAATTTATACTCTGATCAGCTAATGTTTTTGTAGTTCTTGGTTTTTCTATATCAAAAAACCCAGGACTTATTGATTCAATTTCAAATCCTTTAACATAGGCTTTTGTTGGAGAAATTACATATGTCGCAAGACTTTCGCTTGGTTGATTATTTTCATAAGTTAGTTGATTTTCATTGAAAATACCATCATTACCCTTTAAATTATTTAAACTTTCTTGTAACGTAATTACTGGCGTATTAATATAATAATCGCCAGATTCATCATAAGTTCTTCTTGCAATTTCTTGTGCTAAGATATTATATTCTGGTTTACGGTTTAATTTGAGAAGTTTTCCATCTTCAATTTCCATTAAAACAATAAAATTACTTAAATCGGTACTGTCTGATGGAATTTGCTCTAATTTTACAAAAATTGATAATCTGTCAGCGCCTGGGGCGGCAAAATTGGAAAATCCTTGAGAGTTATCATTTAAAGTCTCATCATCATACGAATCTAGTATTCTTTCGTATATTCTAAGTCCAACTTTGCAAGTTGGTGTCGTCGTGTAAGGAGATACATATAATATACTCGTAGGAACTGATACAAAAAATCCTCTAATAAAGTAAATACCTTCTTCTAGGTATACAGCAGATCCCTTAAAAGTGCTTCCACCGGATAATGTTGTTGCAAATCCTTGTCCTCTTAATAGATTTAATTCTTCAATATCTTCTTCGTCATCATTTTCTATTGTTTCTGGATTTATTACAATAGTATCATCATCATCTACTAATAAATTTTCTCCGTCTAGAAATCTAGCTTGACCTACGGTAGATCCTGAAGCAAGGTATTTTACAAATAGTGTAGTATTAACTACGCCGTTTCCTTTTGCAATAAATTCCTGAATTACTGCAGTTACTCCACTCGTTTGTCCCTTTATCTGAGTTCCTACAAGGGTATCGAGGTAATAAGTGGAAGGTTTTCCCTGAAAATCATCTTCTAAAATTACGGCATTTAAATCATTTTTATATGTTATATTTCCCGGAATAACTACAGAACCTTCTTTGAAAAAATGATTTCCAAATTGTTCGATTTGATTTTGTAGAATAGACTGTAGAGTAGTTAATTCTCTTGCTTGTACTGGATATCCTGGTTTAAATAATACTCTAAAGAAGTTTTTTTGACTATCATAGTCATCATAATATGGTGATATGTTTAAATTAAGCTCTTGTGCCATAATTTTTTAAAACTGCAAAACAACTTTAATGTCTTCTCTTTGATTAATCGACCTAGTTATTGATGGTCTATTATCAATATAAATTATATCTCCAGAGTATTTCTTTACGTCTGGTTTTGATACACCATTAGTAAATACTTGACCAAGATAATATGTCCTACTATTTATGACTGTAGATATACCACTAAAACTTGTATCTATTCCCAAAGTAACGGATCCACCATCTATAATTAGTGATCCACCAGATGCGGGTGAAGAAGTAAATTTATTTAACTTAAACCCATATGTTGAGGAGGAAGTTCGTGAACCATCTGTATTAAATCCAACCAAAGACTTATCTTGCCAATATTTTAATACTCCAGTGATCTTATCATATGAGACCACTCTTCCAACTGCAGTTGATCCAATACCAATTGTTTGTCTAACTTGAGTATCTGGAAGAAAAACTGCTGTACTATATCCTATTCCAGTTAATCTTAATGCATAAATACCACTTGCTTTATCTGCAGTAAGATTAGAATCCGAATCTATATTTTTTGGATTTCTAACCAAACCAATCCTAGCGATTTGATTTCCTGTGGTAAAAACCGTGTTCTGGTCGCTATTCTCTATTCTAGAATGTAACAATACCTGATATGCACCCAATTCTCTATATATATCTGCTCCATGACCGCCATCTGGAGGAATGATTACATCAAAAGATGGAGTAATAGTTGCAGTTGGAACACCCCCCGCTACTAAATCTACAGTGCCATAAGTATATCCAGAACCACCATCTGAAACTGTTACAGAAGAAACTTTGGAATCACCATCAACAACAATAGTTACCTTCGCATCTGAACCATCTCCGTTAATTGGAATATTTGTATAAACCGCATTAGCAGTTCCAACACCAACACCACGGTTTTTAATCGTTACGATTTTTATTTGCCCACTTGTTGCGGCATTATTTCTTATGGATGCATTTTCCGTATTTGTTAACCAGTTTCTTGGTACTGGTATAAAATTTGCAGAATCAAATTTTAATATCTCATTTGGTTTTATTGTAAAAAGATATTTCCATATGTACCCATCTCCACTATCGCCCGCTATTCTTGGTTCTAAGTCGGTAAATGTTGGTTGATCCAAAGAAGGCCTACCAAGAAGATTTTCTGGATCTGTCCCATTATGTAAACATATATAAACTTTATAATCTTCGTTGACAACATAATAATTTGCGCCGTATAGATGAGTTGCTTCAGATGGTTTTGATGTGTTAGTTCTACTTATATCATGTCTATACATATCATAAGTTGTTCCAGACGACCAGACATTCTTTTTTACCACCTGTCTAGCGTCTTCACTAAATATTCTCTTCAATGCAATTATAGTATCCCAACAATCATCCTCCTGCTCGAAACTATCTTTTGGCGCAGGGGGACTAAAATCCCAGTTTTCGTTATAATTTGTTGGATTTGGTAGTCCAACAAATGAATAATAACTATTTTCTCCAGAGTCTAAATCTGAGATAAAATTGTTTGCATTTAAAACTCTAAACTGATTTGTTATAATCGCAGCCATTTTTAAGTTTTTTATTTATTTATGAGTTATACTGCAACCGTACTTAAGGTGCCAGCATCATCTACAATTAAACGGTATTGCGTACCATTGGGCGATGTAAGAATAATACCCTGAGATGTATTAATACCAACCTTTACATCACCTATAACATCAAGTGTTTTGCTTGGCGATGTTGAATTAATTCCAACTAAACCATTTGATGTTGTAGTAATTACAGTTCCACCAGTTCCAACATTAAAAGTAGAAGTTGATGTAACTATACCAGAAACATTTAGATTCTGATAAATTTCTACACCTGCACTATTAAATGTGGAATAATTAATCAATCCAGTTTCATCAGTTATTCTTACTTGCTTAGCACCCACTATGACTGGAAAATTACCAGAAATATCTCTTACATGACTGCTTCTACCACCAACCCATTCATTAGAAGCGTGATAAACTTTAAATGAATTTGAATTACCTAAATTTAATTCTTTGTCATCTATGAAAAATGCGTGATCGGAAAAATTGACATCATTGTTGAGATATAATGGTTGACTAAAAGTAGAAACCCCAGATACGCTAAGTTGGTTTGCAAAAAATGTAGATCCACTTATCGTATTAACAGTAGATAAAGTTGAAACTCCAGAAACATTGAGTTGATCTGAAGATAAATTTGTTACGGTGCAAGCAACTCCAGTGAAATTCGTAATAATACCACTGATAATAGACGCATTTGTAATATTTGAATTGGTTAAAGTACTGATGCCACTTGAGTTTATATTGGAAATTGTTAATTGGTTTGAGGTTAATACTTCAGTATCACCTATCTTATACGATTTATTCGATGGAATATTTATATTTTCGCTAGATTTTAATGATTCACTGCTGTAGTTCCAAAGGAATGTTTTTCTAATGTTAGTTGAACCAATACCAATACCTGAACCATCTAAAAGTAGATCTGTTTCTACAATTGTAGCAATTCCAACTGTAAAATCTCCAATAGTAATCTCTCCAGTAGAAACACTAAATTGAGATCCATCAACATAAAGATCTCCCTTTATTCTTAGAGATCCTGTATTATTACCAACTCCAGATGGATCAATAATAATTTCAGAAGGTCCGCTAATTGTGTTTTGGTTTATATTAATTGCAGAACCTTCGGAACCAACTGAAAATTGGGTTGATGTTATAATACCAGAAGAGATAATATTTGTATTTGAAATTGTTACTAGTGTAGATATGCCACTATAATTTAGATTTGATCCATCTAGATTGGATATAGATGCGTTTGTACTAGTTAAACTAGTTACTACTCCACTTCCAACATTTAGTGTGGTTAAAGTAGCCGCTATTCCTATTATATTAGCGATATTTCCATTTGTTATCGTAGCAGCAGACCCTGTTACTGTTAAATTTCCAAGAGTGCAATTTATAATATTTGCATCGGTACTATTAAGGGTTGTTATTGTCGCTGCAGTTCCTGTTAAATTCGTTACTGTTCCACTAGAACTATTAAGCCTTGTTATAGTACCGGCAGCACTTACTAAATTAGTTACATTATTATTTGTACTGGTTGAATTTGTGACAGTTAAATCCGTTCCAAAATAAGTTGTAATAGTAGCTGCAGTTCCGGTTAAATTGGTAATGGTGCTATTTGTATTAATAATATTTGCAATTGTACCAAAACCAGAGTTAACTTGACCGTTAAAAGTTACTGATGTCACAACACCAGTAAAACTTCCATCACCAGATACAGTCAAAGAACTGCTTGCATTTGTAGTTCCAATACCAACACTTAGTGTGGTGTTAATTCCGGTGGAATTTTTATTCCAAATACCAACGTTTAAAGTTGCACCATTTCCAAGAAAACTATACAACTCATTAAAATTACTATTAATTTTAATAGCACCAACTAATAGTGTATCACCATCACCAACATTGGGAGCAGAACCAGTATTTATCCCTAATTTTGCCATTGATAGATATACCTTTTTTAGATATTTATGAGTTAATTGTAGTCATTATATTTCAATGGATTAAATCTAATAACAGATGCGGAAGTGCTAATTCCACCAATTCCATAAGAGTTAAATTCATTTGGCGATGTTCGATTAAGATTGGAAATTTTTCCCCATGTAAAATTACCACCATAGTAAACAGTATTGTATGGAATTAGTGAAGATGTGTCGAAATAATCAAAAGTATAACTAGTAGAGTCAAAAGTGATTGCAGGAGATCCGAATCCAATAGTGCTAAGTCCGACAGATGAATCGTCATCAGATTTTGTAACTACTCTTTTAACAGAAGTTGTTCCAATTCCAACTATTTCAGAAGTAATAGTTTGTATATTACTTACTTGATATATTCCATCAATGTATTGTGTAGAAACTCCAATTACTGAGTCATCATTTCTATAATTTGTATAAGTTTCTGTTGTTAGACTTACATTTGAATTTTGTATGACAAAATAATCTCCAATTTCTATCTGACTAATTGTGACGGCAGTTCCAACAATATCCTCATCTCTTAGTATAGAATTATTTGGAATATGGAAATCGAATATTTTATATTTACTAATACCAATCATAGTTTTTCCATATCCAACCACAGCTCCAAAATCACCAGAATAACTAATATTATCAATTACTTCAGACTTGGGTGTTGGTGGTTCAACTAAAACAACAGGAGAACTCAACGTTGTATATCCAGACCCTACAAAATCTATATTAATTGATGAGACTGTACCTGCAACAGAAACATTTGTTGTCGCTCTTGCTGCATACTCGCTTCCAAATCCTATTGGATTTTGAATGGTAATTGAAGGTGGGTTTATTGGATCATATCCAATACCACCATCAGTAATTAATATCGAAGAAACAATGCCCGCAGAAGAAATAATTGCTGTTACTGATGCCGAAACAATCACATCTTGAGATGCGACCAATATCTTATTTTGGGGTTCTTGTGCTACAAGATATTCTTTTTTGCTGTCAAAAAATGTCTTTACACTTTCAACGTATATTTCAGTAGAACCAACACTAACACTTTGAATTATATTTGTTGTTGGTTGAATAATTGGTTCATTTATAATTCTATCTTTTGTGAATAATTTATTGTCAATAAACAAATCATCTGTCTGTCGATATAAATTAATAGTTCTTAACAGCGATTGATTCTGTGATATTCCTGGACCTGGATAATTATTGGTATTAACTGAGTCAACAGAGTTTATTCTAGTTATTATTCTATCATTTTGACTTAAAGCGGGAGATTCATTCGTTATTCTTACAAAATCTCCAATCTTAATTTTTTGTTGTGGAGTTACATTTGCAATATCAACACTCGATGTTCCTTGATAGAAAATAATTCTGCAAGTATCTCCATACTTTGGAGCCTCAGTGAATAGTATTGTACTTCCTCCATCAAATATGTAACTTCTATTTGGAACTTGTAAGATGTCATTTAAAAATACTAACAATGTTGCCTGAACTTCAATCAACGATCCGAGTCTTGATTTTATGGAAACAGCAGATTCGTTATACGTTAATGGGAATAAAGTTCTAATTCCATCAAACAAATCATCTAGAGGATCGAAAATTTGTAAGTCACCAAAGAACAATCCTGAGAATGTGTCGGATGTTGTTCTATCAATTTCTAAAGAAAACTCTGAGAAAGTTAAACTATTATCTGTTGGTATACCGACAATTCCACCAATATCAACTGTCAATACTTCCCCTTGTCCGTATCCATATCCAAAGTTTTTAATATCAAAGTTAATTACACTTGATCCGTTGCCGACAACAATATCAACTTTTGCACCAGTTCCAAATCCAGTTGAAGATGATTGGCTATAAACTAATGGAATATTTGAATATGGTAGAGGATTATCAAAGACAACTTTTGGTGGATTTGATCTTGTATATCCAATACCAGGATTAGTGACAGCAACACTTACAATTCTTCCATTACTTACTGCAGCTGTTCCAATGAATTGAATATTCGGAGTACCAGTTGATGAAGTATAAACTCCAACATTGACAAAAGTTTGAATTCCTGCTCTATATCCAGAACCGCTATTTCCAATACTAATCGAAGATATTGTACCTGCAGCAGAAACTATCGCAGTTCCACCTGCAGCAACCAGAGGTTGATATCCAAATCCACCTGTTGAAGCAACCGATACAATTATTCCACCTTTAGGAACATTTGTTGAATTGATGTCATAAGATGAAGTTGGAGTAGATCCTGTAAATGTTATTGTTGTAATTCCCGCACTTTCTTCAAGTAAATAATCTCCAATAATTGTTTTAGGTATAGTTAATCTCTGTGGACTTTGTGCTACCTGATTGATTAATAAAATTCCATTGCTAGTAACAATTCCTGATAGATTATTTTTATTTGATTTTAAGATAAAATCTGTTTTAATACCATTGAAAGAATCTGAAATATCATCGAGAATGTAATTTGTAGAATATGCTTCACTTGCAGTATTTTTAAATCCGGATCTTAAAAAGATTCTTCCACTAAAAGTAGAATGAGTTGTTATTCCAGTCCAATCAGTTTCATTATTTGCTGATGTCGGAACTGGTGTTGGTCCATATGGTGGATTAATAAAGTTGATCTTGTTATTTGTTATGTTATAAGATCCAAAAAGTTTTGTAACCAAAGAGTTCTGGGAGTGTGTTGATATACCAGTACCCATCCAGGATCTATCAACCAAAATTGAGTTTGTTTGGCCGTATCCAACACTCCTAACCTTCATTATTTCGTCATCAATCTTCAGAAGATCACCACCAAAAATAGAAGTTATTCCGGATAGACGAACAACGTCGTCAGATATTAATAACGGTGCTGCAAGAGTTGAAGTGACCGCTGTAGAAACAATAGGAGATTGGATAACATTGTCAATTGTTATCAATGATTTTGAATTTTGATTTGTAGATGTTAATTTGTGTATAGAACCTATTCCAACTGATGTAATATTTAAAACTTGAGGGACTTCTTTTAGAGCATTCTGAGCCGTAGAAGCAAGTTTAATTGTCGAATCGTTTATTTTAACAACGTATAAATTAGAATGTAACTTATCAGTAACTCCAATTCCAGCAAAAGAAGTTTCTGCAATTCCTATTGGACGGGCAAGTTCCCCTTCATAACTATAGGTTACTCTTTCTCCAGTGACAAAGAAATGATTTGGTAGTCTGATGGTGCTATCTGTTATATTAACAATACTTGGATTGTTTCCATCAAATGTTCTTTGGAATATCGGAAGTTGTTTATATAGTAGATCAAATTCTCTCCTAACTTCGGATGAAGTAGAATTATAAATTGCATTCCCAGTTTCAACTGAACCACTAAGTAAATCTATTCTAGAAGCGCCTGGATCTGTTATTCCAACTCCTAAAATATTTTCAAATACTCTAACTTCCAATTCAGTATTTTGAATTGGAATAAAGCAAAGTTGAACATTATCTCCAGTAATTTTTGCACTAACTTCACCGAGATTTAAATCTGTATAAATTTTTCCAAACTCCAGTATGTTTGCATCCACATTTGTGCTTGCAACAACAACTTCAGACATTTGATGTCTATTGTTTACTTTATCGGAAATAGAAATAATATAATATGAAGAATTAAAGTCTCTCTTATCGTATTCGCAAATTACATTTTCTCCAGGAATTGCAGTTGCTCCTACTGATACATAATTAGACTTTAATCTATTTGTAGATACATTCAAATAACCGGAATTAATAGAGGTAGAGTCATTTGCTAATGAATATACGACAGAATTGACGGTGCATGAAGTGTTAAACCCTACATTTGGGGTAAAACTTATATTTAAGGTAGATCCAGAAAGATAAGCTCCATAAGTTCCAAAACCTGATGAAGATGATGTTATATTGTTATTAAAAGATCCATATTCTAAAAACACAACATCTGTTCCATCATGAATGACACTTATTTCATTATATTCATAGAATGTATTATTATCTGAAGAAATTTGTACTAAAATTTTTGATGCTCGATAAGATGATGCAATAGAAACTATATTAGTCGCATTTGTATCATTTTCTGAAATTGTATAATTTGAGGTTTTAATCTCAACAATATTACCTAAGAAAATAGTTGATATTCCAGATGCATCATTCTCTAAATCATATGAAATATAATTTATGTTGAAATTATTTGTTTTATATTGGTTTGGATAAAATAGGAGATTAGCTTCGTTTCCAATGAAAGATACATCAAATGACCCCAAATCTCCAACAGTTTCTACCCTAGCATATTGGTTTATATGAGCGTAATTGCCATCATGTAATATAGTTACCAAAGAGATTTGTTTCTCGCTAGAAAATCTTCTATCAAAAACATCAATAATATATTTTTTACTTCTATTAGTATTTCTCTTGAAACTATTAACTGCCACAGATCTTGAAGATCTCTCTTCACTATTAAATTGATTGCTTATATCATCAACAATTAATACTCTATTGTTTAAAACTTGTGTATAATTGGATACTTCAGTATTTTGGAATATAATTTCGTTAGATAAAATTTCGGAATCTATAGTTATTGTTTTTTCTTTTACAAAATCAAAATCATTAACACAATTGAATCCAACAACTTGGGGAGAAAATGACTCTACATCAATTTCGCCAAAGTCTTGTGTGGTAGATATTCCAGTGAAACTATCAATTCCGGACTCAACAACTAAATCGCCAAATTTTTTAAATCCTAAAGTATGATTTTGTGAAGTAACTACTTCATCCCATTTATTATACTCTACTTTCGATTTAATAGAGTACGAGAAGAACTGATAATAATCACTATCATGAATTTTTTGATAATCATTATTTAAAAATCCACTTTGAGTTTGAAATCCCTTTTTAACTATTGAATTTGATGATACTGAATAGTCTGCCTCATATTTTTCTACAGACAATATAATTGCATGAGTATTTGATGAAGAACCTCTTATTGTTTCTCCAACAATGAAAGTTTCATCGCTAAAAATTTTTAATGATTTTGAAATAGAATCCCACTCATCAACAATTCCTATAGAATTTTTAGATTTTACTTCTTCTTTGTTGAAAAAGTTATTATATAGTAGATCCGCTTCAAATATTGGGAAAAACTTTTTGGGAACTATTTTTGCCGATAAATTTTGATTTACAAAAACTCCTGGATTTTCATTGCCATTTAAATATTCTGATAAATTATAAGTTACGTATGGATATCCTCCAATATTAACATTTGCAGAGGTTAGGGAGAATAAACTATATCCGTAAGATGATGAATTGTATCCTCTAAGAGTAGTTCCAATCCCAACACTTGTTCCTTCAATTAAAACCTCATCTCCGACAGAAAATGGAAAATCTTCAGAATTTGAGTATGTACTAGCTAATGAAACGATTACATCTTTAGTTGCTGGATTAAAAGTGATTGAATTAATTCCTATTCCATTAGAATTATTAATTGGGAGAATTATTGGTTGTTGGTCGCTTAGTTTTGCAGTGTCTCTTATGACAGTAACTACCCTATCACCCAAATCGAAAGTTAAATCAACATCATCAATAACTTCATTTCTAGTGGAGTCTATTAGTATTAAGTCTGGTGCTATGTTATAATTCTTTCCTACAGATGTTATTCCAATTCTGTTGATAGAAAGTAAAGGATCTACTCTTACAATATACGGTAGTTTGATAGTTGGTCTTATAGTATTATCTGCAGAATACTCAAAACCAATGTCTTCAATCTCCGTTGCAACAATTTTACCAACACTTGATGATTTCGGAACTACTAAAGCAAATTTACCTTCGGATGATGCAATTGATGTGATCTTAGGTAAAAACTTATATTGATTTCCGCCCGAAATAAATTTAAAGTTATCAATCTCACCATCAGCGAAGAATGAATCTGTTGTGTATGATAATTTAGCTTCAGATGACAAATATGAAACTCTTTCTGGTTTATCCTTTGTATTATATGAGAAAGTTGTTGATGTAATTCCAGAAATTAAATGACTTCCAGAATAAACACTATCTTTGATCTCTATTTTATTATTTTCTATAATATCTTCAAAGTCTCTGATTATTTCATTATTTTCTGCATAGTTTGTATTTGTATTAATTGGTTCTAATCCATAATACAGAACTTTTGGTAAAGTATTGGAGACAGATAAAGTAACTTTAGCATCTGTAGTTATACCAACAGTTCCTGATTTTACAATCTCAAATGAATTTTGAACTCCAGATGATTCGATAGTGTTTTTTAATTTTTGATCTGTATATAATTTAAAATCAAAAGATGGATATGGAATGGAATTTATAAGATGACTCAAAGAACTATCTGATAAATCAAAAATAACACTTTGATTTCTGAATACTTCAATTTTTGGATTTATTAATGATAGAGTACCGTTTCCAGTACTAGTTAAATTTATGTAATTTGGTTCTGATAGTGTAGTTTCATGGTATGTCGTTGTTAGTTTAATTTTATTTTCATCGATAACTAAAATGAAATATATTTGGTTGTTTTCTAGCCCACCAACTGGAGAATTTGATGTGTAAATTGCCTTTTGCCCCGTTTTATATCCATGAGAAACTATGGTAATAGTATCCTTAATTGTGTCAACATCTGATGTAAGAAAATCTTTTGGATTGACTACCATCCTACGATGGTAACCATTATATTTGATAGCGTAATTTACACTCAATTGGGAAAGGGTCAGCATTGTAACTCTATCATTCACCTGAAGACCATGAGAAGATGCTGTAGATACAGTAACTAAGTTTTTGTCAACTTTTCCTACAATTATATCTTTATAATCGGTTTTAAAACTATGTACGACTCCGGTGCCAATACCAGTAAAGAATAAAGTATTTGTAAATATTTCGGTGTTTATTCCTACAAAATTTCCAGCAGAACCAATTCCAATAGGATTCGTTGCAATTCCGATTAAATTATTTTTTGTTACGGCTGCATAAACTATTTGGTTATTTAATAATTCAAAAGATGATTGTCCGTCAGTTGATACTGAAATTGATGTTCCACCATTATTTGAATAGATTAAAGAATCTCCTGTGAGTAAATTATGATCTGGTAAGAAAATTGATTTAGTTGGAATAAACAAAGTTGTTCTTCCGAATCCAGGATTGGAAAAAACTAAAGTGTGTCCTATACCAATTCCATTTATAGTTCCGAGACCAACAGAATCTGATGGATTAAAGTAAATTTCTTGATTTAAAGATCTACTGTATATTGATGTGATTACTCCTGAAGTAATTTCAAATTTTCTAGATCTTTGCGATAGCAGTGAAGATATTGAATGGGATGACCCAACAGTATTTTCATAACCTCTAACAACTCTTATTCTTTTTAGTTCTGGTTCAATATTTAAAACTTTTACTTTTTCCGTTTCAATTTCTAAAATATCATTTTCCCTTATATAAGGATATCCTAAAAATCCAGCAACTTCAAAATAAGTAACAATACCAGTTGATGTTATTGAATCTGCTGCAGAAACTAAAACTAAAGTATCAGTTCTTACACCAACTCTGTATGATCCATTTAAACCACTTCCAAATGTACTTATCCCACTGACATTTATTATGTCAAAATCTGAAAGATTGTGTGGAGAATAAGAAAAACCTATGAATGTATTGCCTCCAAAGTTACTTGGATAAAATTCTACATTTAAAATGGAGGTTGTGCTCGAAGAAACTTGATTTACGACTTTGCCCTTTAATTGAGAAACTTCAAATGATGCTTCTTGTCCTCCAGTTCCTTGATTATTGAAGATAATACGATCTCCAATTTTATAATTTTTTCCAGAAGAAGTTATTCCAACAGAGTCAATAAAACCAACACTAGTTTTTTTAACTATTGAATTTTGCGATTTTATTTTTTCTGGTTGAGTTAAGAAGTAATAACCACTTCTATTATTTTGTAATTTGTAAGGTTTTGTATTTCTAAAAAATTCCGTTTTATTTAAATCTACCTCATCTTGATTTGAGGTAAGTTTAAAATTATAATCTATAGGGATAGATTTAAATTTATTACCTATTAAATATGGAAATACTGGTTTTCTATAATTTCTAAATGATCCAGATTGTTCGTTATTATTTGTATCTATTGTTGCAAAGTATGCATAAGTTCCTTTTGGATATTCTGGAGTAACTCCAAATCTACCATTAAACTCATCAAGATCTCCAGAATTTGTATATTCGTAATCTTCAACAAAAAATCCTGCTGAATACGTAGATGTACTTGGTCTCTCAGATTTTAAAGATAATGTATATCCAGACTTTAAGAGTTTTATTGGTCCTCCACTAGAGGTTGAGTGTCCATATGGACCATAAATTGGATTACCATCATAAGCCCACCCAATTATTGGAGAATGTGTGTTTGAAAGTAATTCTACACCAGCATCTAATCTAAGATCTGGAGTGAAAATTTCGGTATCGTTAAGATTTGATATTCTACCCAGTATCCTTCTTAGATATCTTGGAGCATATGCATGAGTATATGCTAATCCATACTTAGAACCAATCTCTGGGTGAATAATACCATCATCATCGGAAATTATATTATCTGTAAGATTTTTTTGTACTAAATTAATTTTCCAAGTCTTTGGAACAGATTGGAATGCTGCCCCAGACCCAGATGGAATAACATTAATCGCAGTGGTTGCAGTTGTAAATCCTTGTCCCCCATTAATTACTTTAATTTCTGAGATAGAACCATTAGAAATAACAGGAGATAATATCGCACCAAAACCTTTACCAACAATTTCTAAAGATGGTGGAGAATTGTACTCAGAACCACCCTTAATGATTATTACTTGGGATATTTTATCTCCAGAAACAATTGGCAATAGTTGTGCATTTTTTCCAGTTTTTAATGTAAATGTTGCTTGTCTGTTGAAATTTAATATATCTTCAGAACCATACCCAAATCCTCCAGTTTCTATGAATACTGATTTAATTTCTCCACGCACAATTGGTTGAACAATTGCGTTAAAATTTTGATTTGTTCTTGAAGATACCCCTATTATTCCATCTAATTTTACTGTAATTGGTTCATAATTGAAATTGTGAATTCCAGATCCTTTTGTTTTGAAATTTACAAATTGTTTTGTTTTATAATAAAAATCTTGCGTAGTAGTTACACCGACAACAGCAGAACCAATACCAACTGTTAATGCAGTACCGACCCTAGATAATTTAAAATAATTTTCATCGATTGATGTTACGTAATAAGATTTTCCTGAAGATAAACCAACTATTTCTTGTCCCGTTGTTGAATATACTACAATTTCGCCTGTCTTATAATTATGATTTGGTGCAAAAACTGAATTAGAACTAGTGCTAATTCCTGATGGAAATACAGAAATTTTTCTATTTCGGTATCCTTTTCCAGGATTTGTAATTTTAATTGAACTTACTTTCTTTTTTATTATTTGTGAAGAAAAGTTGTGTATTCCCACACCATAAGAAGTTAAGTCCACGGTGTTAATACCAACAAGAGCATCTTCATATGTCTTATGAAGTGTTATTGTATTTGAATCAATTACATAAGTATAATAAGTAGAATCTGTTGATAATCCACCAATAGATTGCTGACCCTTTGTTTTATAAATAATGCCTTCAGCATCTCTAAATTTATGATACGTTGTGAACCCTATAGTATTATTTGCTAGATTTACAAGTCCAATCGATTCAGTAGAGTTAAAAGAAACTGTATGTTCGACTGGGAATAAATCTACTTCTGCTATTGCACCACTTCCACTTCCGCCTGTTATAGAAACAGTTGGAGGTTTTAAATAATCAAAACCGCCATCTATGACAACAATATTTTCAAATAAACCTTCAACTTCACAATATGCACTAGCGCCAGTGCCTACAGAATCTGATATTGAAAGAACTGGTGGTGTGATTACATCATAATCCTCCCCAGAAGCTAAAACATTTATCTTTTCTAATGGACCATAAAAAACAGTGTCATCTGATTTATAATTTAAAATTTCTACACCGTTTGCAAGTATGCCAATAGTTCCCGTTTTAGTTTCATTTACTTCAGATACTTCTTGTGGTTTTTTTAATTTTTTTACTAATTTTTGAGACTGCAAGTACTTATTTGCCTGATCTGACATAACAATCTCATTATCCGTTACAGTCCCTGTAAGAGATATGTAAATATTTTTATATAAATTTTCTCTACTTCTAGATAATTTTATAGTAGATGAGTCAACTTTTTTTACAAAATAAATTCCTTCTGATATATTCAGTGAATTTTCTGTGGATTTTGGTTTATAAAAGATGGAATCTCCCGTTAAAAAGTTGTGCTGCCCTACATTGATATTTTCAGAATAGTCAAAAGTTCCACTAAAAGTTACTGATCTTTTTTTAGTTTCTAGTTGAGAATTGAAATAATTAGGTATCGATGAAGATGTTACGAGATAATTTCCTAAATTATCAACGTAAACATTCTGAACATTTGCAGTATAAACACTTGCTTCGGGAAAATTTTGAAATTTTCCTTTTGATAAAACCCTATGAACCCAATCTTTCTTAGTCGTATCTATTTCGCCCTGACCACTTATATTAAATGATTTTGGATTCGAAATTGATATTATGGTAGACTCAATTTTTGTACCATCTGTCAAAAATACTGAGATCCTATCTCCAATATGAAAATCGTTAGCATCAAAGGTCTTTACTTGATACGTGAAATTCTGAGTATCAATCAAAACTAAAGAATCTATCTGATATCTTGTTGCAACGTTAAACATCCAATTGTTTGCAACAATATCTTCACTATATTTTCCTAGCGTCTTAATTTTTATATTATTTCCTTCAGAAAAAAGTTTTGTATCAGAACCTAGATTAATATCAGATAAAACACCAGTAACTCTAACTTTTACGATATTATTTGTTCCTATTCCAGAATATGCATAAGCATAAGAGTCAATTCTAATGTCTTGAGTCTGTGGAATAACTTGTGAAATTCCAGAGCATTCATAAAATTGAGTATATGATTTTGATTTATAACTTATGGAAATGGAAGTTCCGTTATTCAAATCTGCAATTAAAGTTCCTGAATTTGGAAATCCTAGTGTGGAATCAACATCTATAACACTAGAACCAATTGAAACTGGGGTAATAGTTTTTGTGATTGGATGTATAGAAAATTCTCCGGAATTACTATTACTTTCATTTGGATTATAATCTAGACTAAGAACATAATATTCTTTTTCTCCTCTAATAATTCTTTCAACATTGTTTATAGAACCAAATGCTTTTTGAAAAAAGTCAGTTTTGTCTTGGAATAAAGTTCTATTTACAATTTTTTCAGGATCTCCCTCAATAGCTTCAACGACTAAATCTTTTACAATCCGATATTGAGCATTTGATGGGATTAGTAAATAATCGCGAGGTTTAATTACCTCAATCTCATCTCCATATAATGCTTTGAATAAAATTTTAAAAGATTGATCTGTACCTTTAGATGAATAAAAATCCTTTGACTGCTTAATAAATATATCCTGATTTAAATCAGAATAGAGTTTTCTATCCTCAAAACCAGGAGCAAACTGTTTTTTTATTTTTATAAAAAATTCTTTTAAAAATAAAATGCTAAGGTTAGTAACTGTTGAGCCTTCAAGATGTTCGTTAATTTGCGATGTAGAAAATACTAAATGATCTTTGCGACTTGGATTTTCATACGAGGTTACTCCACTAAAGCCTCTTACACAACCATTAAAAGATGTATTTGTCTTTGATGTATATGTGATAATTTCATTATCAATCTGGATAAGTCCATAAGAATTGGGAAATCCTCCGGTAGATACTACATTAATAGTATCATCTGTTAAAGAAATACTAGATGTAGTTTTTGTCGAACTAGTTAATTTAGTTAAGTTATCTATTTTTACATACTCATCAATATTATTGAGAATATCTAAAGCACCACTTTGATATTCCAGTGATGAATAATATGTAGATAAAAATTCTTCAACTAATGGAAATTCTTCCTTTACAAAATCTGGAAGTTGATTTTCAATAACTGAACTAATTTTAACTCGTGTGTTTCCCATTTTTTACTTTCTTATAAGACTTCCGTTTGTGTAACTTGTAGTTGCCGTATAGAATGAAGCAGAACTGTCATAACCAGTTTCAATTTCATCCAACTTCATTTTTAAATCACTGCTATTAATATCTAGTTGCAAATAAAGATCCTGTTTTCCAATGACATCATTCGAAAGTGGTATTGCAGAAATTTCAATTATTGAATTTCCATTAGATTTTTTAACTGTTGAAGCTATATTGATAGGAGACAAATTAATTTCTCCCTTAACATAATCAATGACACCTACAGACTGTTTAACAATTATGGCATCACTGCCTGTTCTTGTTGCAAAAATAAAAAGAGTTCCTGTTTGCTTATCGGCGTTTGGTATATCTCCAAGATAAACGGTGTCTTGTATGCCGACAATATTAAATCCGGAAGATTTAATATTGTATCCACTGGCACTTTTTACATAAAAACTATTTCCATAGCAAATTTCGTATTCTGCTAACTGGTTTACCAAAACATTCAAATCCCTTCTTATATTGACTAATGTAATATTTGAAGTTATTGATTGATGACTATCATCAATAATTTTCTGAAATTTGCTATACTTAAATTTAGCTCCGTACTTATTAATCTCAGTGGAGTTTGCATAAGTATTAATATTATTGTAGATGATAGATCTTATAGAATCTGCATCTGGAGCTAAGTTTCCATTATAGTTTGCAGTAACATCAACTTCAACGTATATGTACTTCAGATCTATAAAGTCTACAACTATCCCAGCAACGCTATAATCTCTCAGTTTAACTTTTAGGTTTTCTTTTATAGTTTGTGGAATAAAAGTACCATTATATGGTTTTACGCTAACGAAGATTCTCCCAAATTCGGGTGGATCTAGAGTTTCTCCTCCATAAACAGAAACTGATTGAGCTTCTGGATAAATTCTGGGTATAATAACCTCATAGTCTGAGGCAGTAACTGCTCTGTTTTGGGTCGAATAAAATCTTGGAGCGTACTTTTTAATTGAATTGATTGATTCAATTTCTTGCCCGCCACTTGATGTAATATTAGTTGTCAGTAAAGAAATGCCAGAAGTTATTGATAACCCAGAATTATCTAATATTCTTCCATTAAAAACAAATGAATTAACGCCATTTGCTGATTCTCCATTTGTCACCAAATAAGATGCCTCAATATAATTCAGAGAATCTAATTTTTCTCCAAATACACCATCTCCAAAAATAAGTTCATATCTTTCATCTTCAACTTCTTGGAGGAAAAAAATCTTTGAAGATGATGTTATAGAAAATAAATTATTTGACTGTACGAACTTTCTTGATACTGAACTTGATTGATTATCTCTTACCGTAACAGTAATAAGTGAACTATCAATATTTGGGTTTGATAGAATAAATCTTTGATTTGCAATTTCTGAAGAAACTGTAAAATTGTCGGTTACATAGTTTCCTTCATAAATGGCAATATCTTCAAACAATGCAATTCCATTTACAACAGGAACTGTCACATCACTTAAAATAGCAAAAGAATATCCTTGATCTCCTATTGTTGGTGTCGTAGCCACTACACCTTTCTTTAATGTTAAAGTGAGGGGATTTGTTGCGAGATCTGTTGTGTCTACAAAGAATGAGATATTTGCTCTAGATGCGGTTCTAGACTTAGGAATATAACCAATATTTCTTGCAAGAGAAACCACATTTTCTCTTAGGGTTGCACTATCAATAAAAACCTCATTGCTAAGCATGTTAGCATTATATGAGGAAATATATGTGTTATACGCTAAGGTATCAATTAAAACTGATAGATTTGATCCTTCGAAGTCATAATCAGTAAAATTTGAATTCGATCTAAGGTACTCCTTAATCGAACTTTTTATTTGGTCGAAATCTAGATTTGTAAAATTAACTAATGGCATTATCGTGTTGGTTCTAATGCGAACGAGAGTTGTTGTGCGGGAACATCGATCCCAACAATGTTATAAATGACAGTAACGTTAAACTCATTACTGTCATAATTTGGTACTACATTTACTTCAATTAAATCAACTCTTGGTTCATAGTTTACAATTGTAAATTCAATCTCATCTTTAATAGCAATTGCAGTATTATCATCTAAGTTTTCAAATAAAAATCTAGAAATCCTTGATCCAATATTTTCATTAAAAAATCTTTCTCCAGGAGAAGTAAATACAAGATTTCTAATTGAACGAGATATAGCCGTTTCATTTTTAAGTGCGATTAAGTCATAATTTAAAGGGCTGACCAAAAAGGACATACTTAAGTCTTTAAATCCTATGCTTGTCCTTTCTAAAGGCATGAAATCGCACTTAAATCTATCTTATTTATTAGGGTTTTACCTCATATAGGGGTTCCGTACCATAACCCCAGTCATCATAATCCTCATCATTTCTGATTTTAGAGTGAATTTCATTTTGATGAAAAAAATCGTGTTTTTTGGGAGTTATTTCATCATTTGCAATCTCACGAAGCATCTTTTGCTTCTGAATTTGTTGCTCCCAACCATATTCTGAAGACAAATATTGGGTCCCCCACTGGTTTTTCATAAAATTTTGGTCTTTATCAACTTGTTTTGTCATTTTTTGCTCCTGATTCGTTAAAATCAGAACTTTTTACGGGGTTGCTATCCCGAATTTTTGTAATTTCGTACATAAAATCGTCAGATGTTTCAATTTTTCTACGATTTTCGACAGAATATTCGGTTAAATCAATTTCATACCCTGGATTTTTGGTAATTCTGTTCTTAGTCCATGCATCATCGTACCATAAAATCTTATTATTTGGGTATGCATAGAAATTTCCATTATCCATCTTAAAAAAGTGAGCACATTTATGCTCAGGAGTTTCACTAAAGTTAGTATTCAGTGTAGATTTTGATTCCCACGACCAATCAAGAGTAAAAAGATAAGTTCCTTCATTCTTTTCTCCGCGATAATTGATTAATTCGGCCCGTAAGTTAGCAAGTCTCGAACGAATTTGAATGTCAATATAGGGAGAAAAACAATCCCACCACATACACTCTTCTAATTCGGGTGCTGGTGCATTTGGTTTCCAACAAAATGCATGAATTGGTCTACGAGTCCAGTTGACTCCATTCTCTAGAAACGCCTCAAAGAGGGGTACATGCTTCTCTAAGGACGCTACGGAGTGTACGTCACATAAAGTTACCTCACCATGACCTTTTTTGTGATTGTAGAGGAACTCATTACGAATATAACAGGTAATCGTTGGAAGATTATGATTTAGATATGCCATATTATGATACAAAAAAAGCAGGAGTAAATCCTGCTCTATCTATAATATTAACCTCTACCTTGACCGCGATACCTTTTCTTACGCCCATTACGAGAGGTTGCACTGAGTAGTGTGCGAGCAGAACGTCCTTGACGAGTCTTCTTCGGTGCTCCGGGTTCGAACACAGTCTTATTACTTCCACCTTTAGCCATCGTTAATTTCCTCCAGTTCAATTAAATTAGGATCAACATCTTCATCCGAGTAAAAACGCTCAGCGAAGTCTTGAAGAACCTCACTACATTCTTCGGCAGTGAGGTTCATATAAATTTTACGTCCTTTATAAAGTACGTTATAACTCATTAGATTACGCGAGTTTTTTCATGTCCGACTCTAATACGAGGATCGCACCAGATTTCGAAGCCCTCTTCCTTTGCATCAAGACAGAATGAAACATCTTCTCCACACATATCTTGAACTGCTCCAGACTCAAAGACTTGCATCTTAGGCGCAAACCAAGGATATTCAAGTCTCTCAAAAACTCCATTCTTAATCATAACCCATCCAAAACCTGTATAATCTACAGTGAATGGCTTACGACGCTTTGAAATTGATTCCACAGTTTCATGATTCATCACTCCACCATTCTTACGGAAATCATCCTCTTCTAACCAGTGTGCGACAGAAGTTGTGTGACCGTCCTCAGTTGCATACCAACCTGCAACGATCTCTTTTTCCTCACCCTCTTCATTGAGAGCAACATCACAGAGTTGCCAGAACTTTTCACTTGTAAAAACAATATCACTATCAATCCATAGTTGATAATCATATTGTAGTTTTCCATCCCAAGGAACCTGCTTTGGTCCCCTTAGAACATTTGCTCCGAGTACTTTACAACGTGCAAAGTTAACCATTGATGAGTAATCTTGCGAAATCTGAATACTCATTCCATTCTGTACTAGATCAAAACAAAGTTGTACGAATGCTTTGAGAAAAATAAAAGAACATCCTCTACCAGGAAGACAGAAGACAATTGATTTACCTTTCATTCGTTCTTTAATTGCATCATAATCCCATTCTTGTTCTTTGGGTTTAGGTGCAGTAGCTTTAACAGTGAATCCTTTTGCCATAAGTTAAAATAACCTTCAACATCAATTTTAACAGTCTATATATGCGTTGTCAATTTTTCTAGTGTGATGAATTTAGAACCACTTCCTTATTCATAACTAACTCCTCATACTGCAAATCCTCCTTCTGAATATTCATATCAAGAAACTCAATCATTCTGTGTAACATCTCCCATGTTTCAGAAAATTTATCCTCTGAAAGGCTGTGATATATGCACCTGTCCTTTGCGTATATGTGATATATCTTCTCTTCTTTTCTCATAAAAAATTTTTTCGGAATTTTTTTATCTAGTCATTGCATTATATATCATGACTATCAGTATTCCAAGGGGCACTCCAATAATTCGGAATACCTTCCCTGGATACCGTATTAACCATCCTGCAAAGACAACCTTCCAGAATCCCCAGTGGGGACCCCTATTCCAATATGGGGTTTTTGCTCTTCTCATACCTTCCGGAAAATTTTTAAGAGATTGATATAACTTGGTCGATTTGTCACCTCTGTAGGTTAGGGTAGTTTGGGTTTTTTATAACCGCAACGCCGCCGCGACGATATAAACAATCGGCGCAAAACGCTGCCGATCACTGTTATCACCAAGCATAACATAAGTGCCCCTCAGTGTCAACCAAGGGGCACACAGTAGACTATCAGAACTCGATCGTATTCAGTGTCCCCAGACTATCAGTATCCTCAGCAACATTGTCACTGGTGAGATAGTCAAGAATCGACAGAATCTCAGTGCCGTTATCACATTCAGCCAGCATCGAGATCATCACAGACTTAGACATGTTGAGTGTTTGAGTGTTAGTTAGTGTGTGGTGAGTTGGGTATATTTTATGACCCCCCAATTCATAGGGTCACTGATGCTAACTGTACTGTACTCAGTTAACTGCGAAGACTTCAGCGCAACTATCAATGCCCTCTTGCTCAATGTCAGAGACGATAACATCGAGGATGGAGAGAATCTCATCACCAGTGTTACCTTGTGCCAGCATCGAAAGGATAACGGTCTTGGACATAATAACGAAGAAAAGTGTAGTGAACTGTGAGTGCCTAGTTTATACTCATGCGACAGGAGTTGGTGTTACTTAGAAGTCGAACACGTCGCTATTCAGTTGGATCACATTCACCCTAGGGTCAGAGAACTTAACACCGTCAGGAGTAGAGTATCCAACACCGATCTCTTTTACGAAGGTTTGGTAATCACCACACTCACGAGCGAGGTTATACAAACCCTCATCATTGTTGATCCAGAGAGCAACATTCCAGGTCTCATAATTCTCCCAACCGTTATAGGAAATGTCGAGAGCATTGCGTTGGAAAGTGTTAGTCATTTGGTAAGTCTTGAGTGTTAGCGGGGCGGTGAACTTGTGCCCCTCATACTATTAGGACACTTTACGGGGCCCAGTATTAGTCACTCACCCTACTTTGAATATCACTGAGAATCTCAGCTATCACCTCTACGCTATCCCTATCGTTCTGCTCTAGTTGTTGCATAACGTCTTGCAGTTGTGGTAGGATACTGATGACTAGTTGCGGCACCCTGATAATACTCATTTCACCCAAATTCTTATACTTTAGTGGTCTCATAGTTTTGTTAACATAACTGGGGGTATTTAGGGGGGGTTATGTTAACAAAACTCACATCACTAAATCACCACTTATCAGGACGGCTGAGGTCTTCCACGTATGCCGAAACCTTCTCAGCTGGTTCCAATTTGAATACCTTCTCCCACTCTAATTGATGAGGGTCGAAGTCCTCAAAGACTTCAAGTTCCAGAGTGACCCTATAACGCTGCTTCTGGGCTTGACGATATGCAACCGACATAAGTGTGCTCCGTGAGTGTTACTGAGGACAGTATAAGATGCTGAGGGCATTGTGTCAAGGTCTGGGGGTATTTATGAGGGGGTTTATATGTGGCGGAGGATGTGTGGGGATTTGATGACGCGGGGGTGCTTGACATTTCTGGGAGTTTGTGATAGCTTGCGCGCAAAGATAACAAGACTCTGAGGCATTTAAAGGGCATTAAAAGGGTCTCTAATTGATACGAATTCTTATCATTATCACCTCTTAATAACAATAATTATCGCACAAATAAATCACTCAGCTATAATTAAAAAAGGCTTTTTCAAACGTTTTAATACATTTTTGACACTAAATCACGTTTTTAGGCATAAAAAAAGACCTCACGAATGAGGTCTCTATGTATATTCAATCAAGTGCTAATCGGTAACGAGCATAATCCTCTGCATCGCTACGTTTGCGGAATCGTGCTTCTTCTCCTTCAAATCGTAGAGGCAAATACCTATACTTCTTACCTTCCTTAGTCATAACAATTCGGGAGAATAGGTGCAGTGAGTAACTACCATCCTCACTTCTTTCCTTCTCTTTCTTGACAATGAAAGGGAGAACTTGTTGATCGTTGAATGACTGTTTAGAGAGTAACATGACGGAATTGATTATCAGAAACGAATGATAAGTTGATCTAGACCAAAGACATCAGAATCATATGGAGCAGACACTAACTCTACACCTGACTGATAATACATTGGCAAATCATCAAATCCAGAATCACAAATGACGACATCTTGATTGAGTTGATCTTCGGTGAGAGATTGCAGTTGTGAGAGAAGTTCTTTGTAAGTCATTTGGTATAATCAATAATGAGTTGTTCGAGTGTATGAAGCGTCTTTACATTCCAGTTCTTAATATCACCATGAGGAGCATACAGTTTGCTATACCATCGACCATAAAGTTCAGGATTTAGATGTTGAACTTTCTCTAGAGTGTCAGCAATGAGAAAGTCAATTTGTTCTTGGTAATTCACTGTACTAATTCAGCAGGACTTCCACAGGAGAGATAGAATTGAACCATCCTTTGTGCTTCATCAAGTGTAGGAAAGCTTTGCGTTCTCCATTGTTGTTGATAAGGCGTAAAGTATCGGATTGTGAACATTTTAGTTTTGATTGTTGGAATAAAGAATGTCTAGCATTTGTTGGTAGTAGTTATCTGCTTCTACCTCACATTGATGAGACTGAGTTGCATCTTCAATCTCATATTGTTTCATATTAAGAGAGTGAATCACGTTGTCTAGAAGATTAGTCAGTGCTTCAATCTTTTGTTCGTTAGTCATTACAAACACCAATCAGCTCCTTCGGGATCGAATAACGTCCAGTTGCTAATATCTTGTGGGATGATATTATCTCGGGCAAAATCTCTTGCTTCTTGTTCAGTCTCAAACTCGTGAAAGTCGAGAATGTCATCATCGTTTTGGAGAAGATAAGACATCACTTAAGCACCATACCTTCAGTGAAAGGAATTGTGTTGTCATTATCTACAACAAACCATTCAAAGTCACGTTGAAAGATACGGGCATCATTTCCGTGAACTTTCAGAATAGCATTGAGACGTGATTTGGTGGTAGGAGTCTTATACCCACAGGTGTAAAGTTCAAGGAAGGTATCACCAATCGTTGCAATATGATTGCCATGAAGCATAACATATGAAGCATCACGTTCGGGCGAATAAGTTACCTCCGTGTTGTCATTTTTCCAGTCAGTGCAATCACAGATTGCTTTGTTCATTTGGGATTCGATCTTTCTCATGGTAGGAAGTGTTGTGGTTATACTACTAGGACACTTTGGGTGGCCCACTATTTGTTACTCAGAACTTTTCGATCCATTGTTGAATCTTTTGCAGTGCAGTTTGTTGATCGTTACACTTACACTTGCGGAACTTGGTAGTGTTTAATCCCTTGGAAATTAGTTCCAGTTTGCCATCAGCAAGACAGAAGATTCCATAGCGTGAGTTATGAAAAATGTTGTTAATCCATGACTCTTGACTATCAGCACTGACCTTAATAAAAGTGGAATTGCGCCCACTTAAAGTGCTATTGTCGATGTGAAGATAAGGGAACATAATTTCAGAGAGAGAATACTTTATATGTCACAAGTTGGGAATCTCGATCATACTTTTCATAGGACCAAGTACCTTCGGTTTGTTCAACATAAGAGTGAACATTGTCATTGGAATCTTCTTTCCAAAAGGCACCAGTTTCAGGTTGGAAGAAATAACCAGAAGCGATAAGTGCGTCAGTGAATGTCATTGTGATTTCAGTGTTAAGTAACAATAATCAGGCAGCGATTGCAGACTCTAGACATACCTCACGGGTTTCCATGATAGCATAATCAAAACCCTCAACTTCTTCTAGGTGCTTTTGATAAGCAACAGCAGCAGAGAAACAATCAAACAAGCGGAGAGATTTGAAGTTTTCACCTTCATAATCATAACCACCGATTACAGCGTAGACTTTCATTTCGGACATTTGGGAAGCGTTCATACTACTAGGACACTTTGGGTGGCCCAGTGTTTATCATCATCAATATCAAGACTTTTTATAATCTCGATTCATTGCAGCAACTTGATAGGATGAACGTGCCACAATTTCATTCCTAGAAGTGTGTTGAGATTGTGCGCGATGATTATATCCTACCCACACAAAACCTTGTGTTTTAAGGTCACATGCAACATTGTAAATCATGAGATCAAGAATAGTAAAGATTTGCAATTTCATTGCGAAGACGATTCAGAGTCTCCCAGTTTGAAATATATCCAACCTCGGAAGAGATGCTATCATCGAAGGTCGCATATCCAAGGACATCGACAATATCGTTCACATACAATCCTTGGTGAGCATTGAGTTCTTCATCATCAAACTGGTTGAAGTAACGAACCAGAAAGTTGAGTGCTTCAGTGTAAAGTTCTTGAGTCATTTGCATTTGATAGTATTTGGCAATTCAGCGAAGTGTCAGAGAGCGAGTATCAATCCAAACACCTTTATCAGTACCCATTCGGAAACTATGATCCCACACAAAGTGTGTCGCTTCCTGATTGGTAAGAATAAACTGTTTGCAGAGAATCTCTACTGCTTCAAAGATATTTGAGAATCGGAGAGTTGTAGACATTTTGGGAAGTCTGTAAGGGGTTATACTACTAGGACACTTTGGGTGGCCCACTAATCATTTGAAACTAAAATCGTCGGACCTTCAACTTGACAAAACTCCAACAGATAGTAATCAATAGTGATTCCAAGTTGTGATGCTTCAGTATAAAACTGTTGATATTGTTGACCGTCAAGAATAAAGAAATCAGTTTCAATCATGGGGTGCGATAATGTCAGCGACAGTGTGTAATGTGGTTGAAGTTGTGTTACGAACTGCAGGAGAAAGTATAAACGCAACAGCAAAGATCAGGAGAATTGTCTTCACTTTGTCGGGTGACTTGAATGTTAGACTTTTGCGTGACATTCAAACTAAGATCCACCGTACACATATTCGATTACACCTGCCTCATCAAGTCCTACAGATTCGATGACAGTGAATCGTGCATAGTTATCAAACTCATCTGCATAGTAATCTCCAACCTCTTTGATAAACAACTCGCGGCATTGTTCTTTGTTCTCAGCAGCAATAACTACCATTCCAGAGGTATAATCAGAGAGGACATTGTTAATGATAAACAGTTTCATGGTTTTAGTTAAGTTTCAGTCGAAGCGAGAGGATACATCAGGACCAGGATTCTCAAGGTGTGCAACACTATCAGCAACACCTTCAGCAGTTAGTGCAAATTGTACTTTTTTGCCTTCGTGATAGATGTCAAAGACAGATTGGACGTAAGGTGTTAGGTTGCCTTGCGAATCCCAGGCATTTCGTGTATGCGAAGTCTCAACGATTTCGTAGACTTTAGAGGTGAGAGGTGAAGTGTAGGTCATCATACTACTAGGACACTTTGGGGGGCCCACTATTTGTTTCGGGTGGATTCAGTTGTTACACTCTCCACCAATTCTTGCAGTTCATCGTCATCATAATAGTGCGACAGTTCTTCCATCAATTCACTCTCTTTATAGTCAATCATACTATCACAAATTGTGTCAATCGCAAATGCACACAAATCGCGCACATCCATATTGTCAACAACTCGCTCAGCATAGAGTTGAACGATCTTGGAAAGTTGGTCTTGAGAAAGTGTCATTTTGTTTGTAGGATTAGGAAGGGAAATCATTGAATAACAGTGCTAGTATCAGGATTGAAAGTAACTTCGGAGATCACATCAAAATCATCACTCATCTTGACATAATTCCAGAGAGTGTCAGTCTCATCATCCACATTTTCCTGATAAAGGTGAATGAAACCGTCATCACCTTGTTTTACATAACAACCATCATAATTCTCATCATCAAATACATAACCAGATGCAATCAGTGCTTCAGTAAATGTCATCATTTGCAGTAGTTAGGGTTAATTTGGCAGAACTGATCTGCTTGGCGTTCTTGATACTCACTGGTCGTTGCGTGTGCTATCAAACCAAAGCGAAGACCGAGTGCTAGAGTAGCAATCAAAAAAGCAATTCGCATCAGACTTCATCCCTCATTTCGGTGAGTTTGTCATACAGAGCAGGAATATCTGTCTCTGTAAGTTCAGTCAAATAGCACCAATCGCTAGACTCAAGAACTGCAAGAAGAGTATCAATCTCTTCAAAAGTGAGAGTGGTTTGTGTCATATTCAATCAACGACAGAGTAACAAGCAACCCAGGAAGGAATCCCAGAGAGTGATAACGAACCATTGCGGGCATCGCAATAGTCTTGTGCGTCATCTTCAGTGTAGAAAGGTCCAATATACTCGGGAGAATTGAGTGCATTGGAATCGAAGCGAACTGTGAATGTTTCAGTCATTGTGGTTTGTCTCATACTACTAGGACACTTTGCAGGGCCCAGTGTTTATCAGTTACGCATCAGGGAAAGATAACCATCCTCGGAGAGAGTATCCTCAGACAGGTTGACATTGCGAGCACAAGAGATTGCATCAGCAAAGTTATCGAAAGTACCAAAGTTTTTCTGATTACCACACCAGCAACCTTTGTACTCATAAATCATTGCTTCCACAGTAAATACATCGTTTTTGAAGTTACGATCTACACTGTGCTTGATATAAACTTTCCCGTCATTTCGGGTGTACTTATCGAAGATGGAAGACTTGAAAGTAAGAGTGAAATCAGTGATGAAATCACCAGTGAGATTGATGCTTTTTTGGAAGAGAGTTTCAGTCATTTAGTGGTTTTTCGTTTGAGTCCTTATACTACTAGGACACTTTAGGTGGCCCACTAATCATTTGAAACTCACATTCACTCCAACAATTCTAGCAGTAGGATTGCGTACTTTTGCTGTCTCGCGTGCATCTTTTGGAGAGTTAGCATATACTTCCTCCTTAAAGACTTTGCCACCAACGTAGAGATCAACGATGTACTTCATGTGCTTGTTTGTATTTTAGAAAAAATTGATGATTTCACTGCAGTGGATGACCTTTGACCCGTGTGCAGTGAAATTGCAGAAAAATCAGGTTTTTGGTTGAGTGGTGGACTGGGTTCTCGGTGAGACTCAAGTGAGAATCACAGGGTCTGCCAGTCTTGTGCCTCTTTCAAGTTAGAGTTAAAGAACTTTTGCAAGATAGACTCAATTACAGGTTGCCACTGTTTGTCTTTAATTGAGTCACGATTCTGTGCTTCGACAAGAAACTTAAGGATGCAAGTCTCTTCGTTTGGAGTGAAGTCAACGCGAGTGAAAGTGTAACCGTCAGTCATCATTTAATCCAGCAACTTTTGTTTGATTTGTTTTGTGCTCTTGCAAAAGAACCAGCATCGTGGCATAATTTAGAGAGTTTAATTAGAACCTCACGATCTTTCACTGGACGCTCAAATGCAAGATCATTGTTCATACTTAGAGAGACCAAATCTCTCAACAATCTTTCACATCGAAGTGCCTCATTGATTGTAAAGTTTTCGTTGATAATTGGGCGAAAGTTCTTCATAATCAAACAGGAAAAACTTCTACAGAACGAATAAGATTTGTGCGATCTTGTGCTAGGTAATCATCAGCGATTTTACCACACGATGAACGAGATTGAATAATCTTTTCCTCATAAAGATTCTCATCTTCATCAGGAACCCAATACTCAATCAGCATACGATAGGTTTTCATCAGTAGTGTGCCTCAGAGTAGTCAAGAACTTCGCTGTACTTAGCGATACCATCATAGCAACGCTTTGCCATTTCAGAATCACCTTCAGCGATGTAACCTTTCAGAAACTCAAAGCAGTATTTGATACGCTGCTCTGGAGTAACTTTAGCGAGTTGTTGTTGCTTACGCTCATAGGCAGCGTTGTAGGCAAACATCTCACGATCTTCGAGGGAGATGTTGTGAAACTTGCGGTCGGTAGTGTTATTCATACTACTAGGACACTTTGCAGGGCCCACTATTTGTTACCAGCGGCCTTGTTGTATGAGAATCTTTTTGATTTCAGTATAAATGAACTGACGAAGTTTAGTGTCGGCAGTGTTATCAAAAGCATAATAAAGACGATTCAAATACTCATTCTGTGTCAGTCCAATGTTACCATCACCACCGATTTCATTGAGTGATGAACCTGCCTGCACACGATTCTTTCCAAAGTTGCCAGACACACGCCCAGTTGTTCTCAGTTTGGGCTTTATCTTTGAGAGATTAGAGTATGTCATTTGAATTGTTCTAGAACATCAATAAAGTGTTGGATACAATCTTTGGGGATGTGGATGGTTTGGTATCCAGGACCATTACCATCTTCCACACTCACAGTGCCATACTCATCAGCAGTAAAATCAAAACTCCAACCATCTTCTTCGTGTTCGATTTTGATGTGTTTGGTGATAGTGTAAGTCATTCATCCTCCTCATAAGGAAACATTTCGTCGTATTCTTCGTCAGTTAGAGTGAGATACTGAACATCAGCATTTTTGTGCTCTTCAGCATACACTAATTGATAGTGTGCGAAAGAAGATGGGTCACTGCTAGCATACTCTACCAGACCATCAACAATACAAAGGTAGTTCATCGTGCCAAAGATAAGTTGTATTTGATAATCAAAAGGTCTCGCACTTGTTCTCGGTCGATACTATCACCACAGAACGGCACTTCTTTAATCTTTGCAATCCTGATAATGTCGTTGGTTGCTTTACGAACTAGAGTACGATTTGCACCCATCGGATATAATCCATCAGGACCATAGAACGACATCACATAATCAATGAAATCGTTAATAAACTCTTTAGACATAATCACTTAGCGTAGAGATAACCACCAGACCAATCGGCATTCTCCAGCAGATATTCACGATCTTTGATCAATCGCAGATCATAACGAACACCTTTGGCAGGAGATTTCCAAGTCGCAGACTTATATACTTCGCCAGTGTTCTTGTCAATGAAGCAATGAACGGAGCGGGAACCGCCACCACTCACAAAGATGACTTTGTGATACTTTTTACCAGTCTCAACAGTATAATCAATGTCACACTTGCCAGACTTGAGTTCATCAACCTTGCGAATGTGATACTCTACATTCTCACCACGCTCAGCAGAAGTCTGATGACCGCGAATAGAATACTGACGATAGTTGTCTTTCAGTGCTTCAATCAGCAGGAGAGTGTGCTTATACACATTCTCTGCGATGGTTTGTTTTGCTTGTGCTTGCATTTCAGTGGTTGTACTCATACTACTAGGACACTTTGCAGGGCCCAATTACCAACTCTTTGCCATTGTGAAGTTTGCGTGAGAGAATGTCTCGCGATCCACTACTTTGAAGATGCCGTAATCGTTTTTGATTACATAACCCTCGTGGAAACTTGCCACATCCCACAGGAAACATTCGATGTCGTCTTCTTCGTGAATGAAGAGGAACAAATCATCCTTGATTGTCTTCACCAACTTCCAAAGCCGGATGAGGTTCTTGTCACAATCACATTTTTCTGCAATTTCATCCTCACAGATGATACGTTGCTCCCTGATGCAAGCATTGATCTCTTTTTTGATTTGTGATGCCTTGCGATCACTCACAAACTCACACAGAGTTGACATTTGCTTGGCAAACTTACACACATCTGCCAAATCCTCACGATAAGGATTCAGGGACACTGCAGGTTGCACGAATAAGCATTTCTTAGTGCTTGCAAACTTGCTGGTGATAGGGTGTGCTACCATTTCAGGCAGACGCTCACCAGTGTAGTAAGTATGGGGAGCAACGATAATCTCTTGACGAACAACCTCAGGAAACTTATAGGTAATGGTGTTGGGTTTGAATGTATCAAGACCCTTACCGAAACCAATCCAATCTCCCTGATACACATTGTTAGTGCGAGGCAGGAAATCCAAGCAATAGATGAGGATTTGCGTTACGCGAGGTTGACCGCCAAAATGGGTAAAGATGTCGTCCTCGTTATAGCACAGGCGAATCTTTTGCTTATTAAATGCTGCTTTGGTGCAGACAAAAAACTTACCATTCTCAGGATTAGTGCCCCAAACAATAGCAGGAGCGCCATCCATCTTGACACTGATAGTAGAATCAGCACTGAACCAATCGAGCACCGAAAGATCACCATTTAGGATAGAATCTTCGGGATGTTCGATATGTTTGTTTTGCATTGGTTGCTTACTCATACTACTAGGACACTTTGCAGGGCCCAGAATCAAACCTCTGCCAGTTTCTGTAGACGATTGCGAATATCAAAGAGTTCCATATCATCCATATCTACAGCATCCAAATCTACAGGAGCAAACTCCTCCAGATTTACACTACCATCAGAATAAATGGGGGCATAGTACAACTCATCGCCATCTTCTTGCGATAGAGTATAAACGCAACCGTGATTAGTGGAAGTAACGAAAATCATTGGAGTTTCAAGAACAAAGGTACAATAAAGGAGCACCTGCTAAATTACAAGTGCTCCTGTGCTAATTATCAAACTGCTACACGACGTGCAGACAGTTGTTGATTCACAAAGTTCAATACTTGCTTCACATAAGGAGAAACAGTTTGAGTGAACTTAACCACATCTTCACGAAGTTTGTTGACTTCATACTGATGGATTTGCCAGCGAACCTGAATGTCTTGGAAGTATTGATCGCGAGTAATCAGTACCTGAGGGACGGACACTTCGGGAGCAACAACAACATTAGTGGTTTGCTTGCGAGCGCGAGGCATGAAATGAATGCGTCTTACATTACTAGGACACTTTACAGGGCCCACTCTATGCAAAGAATGATTTTAGTGGATTTTGATTGATCCTATGCTGTTCTGGTAGTGCTTGCCAGATAGTTTTCTCAATAATATCAAATCTGAGGTTATATGCACCATTTGTGGATGCAAAAGATACTTCAGACCAGTTAATTGATTGCATCACACTATCAAGAATCTTCTTGTCAGTAAGTGCTACAATTCCATAACCTCTACGATGTGGCAAATCCTCAAAATGTGTGTAATACTTCATTGCTTCTGCACCAAAACATGTAGAAGGTAGATAATAGTCACATGCGTAGAGATGTTTCTTATTTCTTGTGCTTCCTGGAGTTCCACCATCAGACAAAGAATACAATTTCACAATGTTACTCAGATCAACCTTTTCTTCCTCAATTTTGTGATGTTTGGCCCAAATCTGAAAGACAACATTAACGCTAACATCTTTGCCACCAGGATAATGAAACTCAGAATCTACAACCTCACTATGAATGAGATTCATATCTTTGACTCTTGATTTGCAACTACCCTTTCCGTTGCTATCAAATAGTTGTGGCAAAATAAAGCACACAAAATCAGAGAACTGTGCGGCATGATTGATAAACTTAAGTGCCAAATGTCCTCGCAATCCGAATGGTGGATTACCGATACATACGTTCTTCTCAGTGGTAGGTTTCCAGCGTAAAAAGTCCTGTTTCTCTACACCTTCACAGCGAGGTTCAATGTCTACACCAACGCGCTGATAGATGGGTAGAACCTTATAGAAACTACCATCGCCAGCTGAGGGTTCAATGAACGTATATTCACGCAAATCTACACCAAGATCACCCAGAACTTTGAGAGTTTGCTTGTAGCAATACTCTGCAGTATCTGGGTGAGTAAAGAACTGATCTTTCTCTTTATCAGTGAAATTGGAGTAGAGAATTGGAACACCTGCTAACCGACACAAATCAAAGTAGTATTGTGGCGGAACCTCTTTCTTCTCCATCCACCGATTTACTGTACCTTTGTGTAGATACAACTCCTCGCAGACAGCATCAATGCCAAACTTTTGGTAGATGGGAAGAAAGAAGTCGTAGATGTTTTTCATGCAAGTTTGTTTGTCAGGAACTCCGATAGTGCTTCATCATCTGGATTTTCTACATCATAGCAGAAAGTATAACCATTAGCAACACCCAGATGAACTTGCTTGTCGCGAAAATCCCACTTGTATTTGTCATTTTGATCGTTACGGAGAGTTGGTTTTGTGCCAAAGATTCCGTGACGAGCATCAAAAGTCACCTCAGAATAATCAAGAATAGTGAACCAAATCGTAGAATACTCAAAGTCAATGAAGACCAGTTTATCCCACTTCTCAGAGGCATAAAGATTCTCATGTTGCCATGCAGATTTCTTACCAGTTCCACGGCTAGCAGTCTTTACTTCGATGCGGAGTTTTGTACTATCAGGACGGTTAATCCAAATGTCATAAACACCGTCAGAGTTGTTGATGTTTTGATCCTCATCCCATTCTACATTGTAGGGAGTCAGTGCTTTGATAAACTTATAGAGAGTTTGTTCTCCCCACTTACCACGTTCGTCGTTGCTAAGTTGTACGATCTCTTCAAAGTAAGATCCTTTCCAATAGTTACGCTCACGCAGTTTCTTGACAGCATCGCTGACAGTTTCGTTAAGAATGGTGCGGGATGACATGAATTGAGTTGTGCTTATATTATTGGGACAATTTAAAGGGCCCACTATCAGTCAATGGGAAGTTTTGCCACACTTTTACCATTCTTGTGATCTGTGATATACTTTCGTGCAGAACTTTCAGTCCTACAAAGTTTCTCAAGTTGCTGACCGTTGTGGATAATAAGATACTGCTTCCCATAAGGAATAGCAGCATATGTATCCTTAAACATCGTAAATCCTTCTTTCATACAAGAAACCTCTTTTCATATTCCAGCAAATCAGATGGTGCAGGAATAATGTTGTCATCACATTCTACAGCATTTTCCCATCTTGCACCACTCTTTTGATATAGTTTGATATTAAGATGCTGGTACTTTAGGTTAGTTGGAACGTGTACTTTATAGTCAATTCCATCATTCTCAGTCAGCAAGCTAAGTTGCTTATTCTCACTCTTAGTCACTGTAATTGTGGAGCAAGATAACCAGAACAGATTCTCAAAAACATCATAATCTGATAGGTATTTGTCTGGGTTATCCATAATCATTCGACCAATGAATTGAGGTGACAAACAATGGTCGTGAGTGCGCTCTTTTGGATTATTCTTTGCTTCCTCACTTATCAATCCAAGATGATTCACTTGAGCGCAATCAAATACACCAATGTAGTAAATGCGTGTGATAGGTCGGAAGAAATCAGGGTCGCCCCAGTTGTCTACATTAGCACTCAAAGAGTTGAATGTAGTCTGACAGTAGGCTTTCCAGTTCTTGGAGTTCATTTTAGAAAAAATCGGTGTTTTTGTTGCAGTGGATGGGTTCTAGGTCGGTTGCAGTGAAATTGCAGAAAAATCAGGGTTTTGGTCTAGGTGGCCACTGGATTCTTGGGTGAGACTCACCGCCTCACCACCGATACGGCAGGTTCTCCCTTCTCGAAGATGGTATCAACCACAGACTGAACTGCGCGAGCGGTGCTGATACCAACCTTGCTGTAGACAGGAATGCAAACCAGACCGAACGATTTGCTATACTGACTCAGGTTGCCAGGTTCGATACGTCCTTCGCGCATAGCTTTGGCATCATCGTGATGCAAACGGATGCAACGTCCGATGGTCTGACTGATGCCAATGAAGTCCATATTACGCAGGAACAGCACTGCTTCCAGACCGCTCACATTGATACCCTCAGCAAGGATACTGTGGTGAAGAACAACAAACTTCTTATCGTTATCCTTACCCCATGCAGATAGAGTGTCGAAGAATACCTCACGGTTGACCTTCTGACCGTCAATAACTGCGCCAGTCTTGGCAGTAATATACATCCAAGAGTATCCGCGACATTCCAGTTGGAAACAGAAATCAGTTTCAGTCACCAGCGATACGATTTGCTTGGTTGCCTTAGCACAAATCAGAATCTTGCCGACCTTGTTCTCATCAATCGTTTCCAGCAGATTCTCAGAATCGCGGTCGAAGTTGGTCTGCTTACCAGTTACCATAGCCAGTTGCTTGACGATGACTTTGGGGGGCACAATGTAACCACCTTCAACCAACTCAGGAGCAGGAACTTTGCAGATTACCTGACCGTAAACATCAGCATCATTCATCCCAGGTTTGCCAGTAGCAAGGGAATGTTTGGGAGTTGCAGTGAAGAAATAGCAGCGGCGAGCAGTAGCAGCAAAGTGCTCTGTTGCAGGGAAAAAGTGACGCTGAACGCTGTTATGTGCCTCATCAAAGTAAATAGTATCCACATCAACTTCTGCCACTTGCAGACGCGACAGAGAGTTGTAGGTAGTTACAATCAAGCGATGGCTATCAGCATTGGCATCAACCCAGTTACGAATCTCACGGGGGCGAGTAGAGGATTCGTGATGAGTTTCGCCACTGTGAACGTGCAAAACTTTAGCGTTGGTGATGAACTCCAGGAACTCGCTAGAGAGTTGCTCTGCCAACAAAATACGAGGAGCAACAACAACAATGGTCTGGGGAGTTTCAGACTGCAACTCACGCAGAGCATCATAGATCATCTTGAGAGTCTTGCCACCGCCAGTAGGAACAATGATCTGACCTTTATCATGCTGTTGCATAGCAGCAACACCACGTTCTTGATGCGGACGAAGTTGGATTTGCATTGGTTTCATCATCTAGTATTAGGACACTTTGCAGGGCCCAGTATCAGTTACAAACTTTTTTATAGCAGTTCAGTCTATCAATTACACCTTGCATTGTAGCACGATTGTAACCATTTGCAAAGGGTAGACTTCTCTCAGTTTCAGGATTAGAACCAAAATCAACATTTTGGGAGACATTAACACCCTCTTGAAGAAGGCGAATGACATCATCAAAGACAAAATCAGGGATTTGAATGTAATTCATTGTTCTCAGTGGTTTGGTATCTAAAGACAAAAATAGCACGCTTAGAGGTCAATCTGAGCGTGCTGGTGGGGTTTAATCAACCTCCAAACATTTCATCAAACAACCAATCACCAGAACGCTCTTTTTCTTCCCAGACTTTGTTAGCGTTTGCTTCAATCATTGCTCGTTCAATCTTAATGTCAAGGGCAGATTTAGTGCTGAACCAGTTACCGTTGCGGTCTTGCCAGAGCATAATGTCGTTTGAGTGTTGTCCTTATACTACTAGGACACTTTAGAGGGCCCAGTATTTGTTATCAGGGTTGATATTTGGAAGCGGGAAGATCTCTACCTTTGATGATGTCTGAATGTAAACGCTTACCAGCTCTTACCATCTTCTTCTTCTCATCTCTAGTATATTCGTGCTTGGTTGTTCTTTCAATCTTCTCACCTTTTGGCGCTTCTTCTTTCTTCTTGGTGAGAAGTTTTGATGCTTGCTTTACTAAATCTTTTGATTTAGGTTTTGCTGCTGGAGTTTCACCACCAGACTTTGCTGCTCTTCTAGCAAGTGCTGCCTTTCTTCTTTCTTCCTTTGCTGCTGCTAGTTGTCTCTCTCTAGCAGATCCACGCTCTTGTTCTGGTGCTTGAGTTCTAGTTTCAGAACTACGCTGAGTTCCAATATCTTTGCGTGGTTTGTATTCTTTTGCAGGTACAGTTGTGCCACCTGGACCTCTCTTAGTTCTGCGTCTTTCAGCTTCAGTCTTCTTGCGTTCTTTACCTATTCTTCCACCCGCACCCTGGCGGGTGATGGATGCACCACCACCCCAACCAAGTTGTTTAGCGGCATCGGCATCAGATGCTTCGCAAAGAGACATAAACTGTGAAAAGGTACGCATTGGACTATCTAAACACTACTTTTTAGTATTTAGAAGTCCTCTTCCTTTGCTTTATATGAACCCTTGAAGACACGTCCTTCAGCATAAAATTGCTTCACACGTTCGCGGCGAGTAGCAATCAAAAGATCATACTCTTCTTGCTGTTGTTTGGTGAAGTTGAAATCTTGACGCCTCCAAGCATCTTTCAGTTCTTGAATGTGGGGGAGCACGTTAGGGATTTGTTCGATCATTTTAGAATAATAAAGGATCAGGAGTCAGTGTGGGGGATTTGGTAGACAGTTTGAGAACTGTCAGTAGTCGATGTTTGATTTAAGATATTCATTCATATTGAAATCTTTTACATCTTCAACAAGATCAGAAAGATCTTCGTCAATGAAGTCGAAGTTTTCAAGTTCCTCAATTTGAATGTCGTCGAACCAGTCCATAGTGTGTGGGTGATTACATTATTAGGACACTTTACAGGGCCCAATAATATTAAAGTGGAGAGTTGCTAGTGTTTTGAATCATTCTCTTCATAAATCCACTAGAAGGTTGTGTTTTTTGTGGTTGCTTCACTTTCATTGGAGGAGGTCCAGATGGCTTCATAGCAGAACGAAGATTTTGTTGTGATGTTGTGTCAAGTGGAATTACATTTTCTGGTTTGATTGCATCACCCACAGCTTCTCTAGCAATTTCTCTTTTTATCTCTGATTTTAGTTGTTCTTTTTCTCTTCTTTTTGCAAGTCTTTTTCTATTTGCATTTACTCGCGCAGATATTCTTTCCTTAAACTGACTAACACCTTCTCTTTGTCTTTGCATTAGTTGCTTTCTTCTTTGCTCCAAATCTTCAAATAGATCATGATCTAGATGATTTGGATCCATTGAAGGACTTTGTTCTTCAATCTTCTTGACTGATTTTGCCAACTTCTTCAGTCTTTGTTTTACTGCCTTTCCACCACTACGCTTTACAACTAGCTTATCAATTTCTTTCTTTTTTGGTTTACCCAATGGTCCATCATAACTCTGAAGAGTATATGAAATAGTTCCTTCACTGTCTCTCTTATAAGTTCCTGGAACTGCGTGTGGAGCAGTATCGGGTTTTTTACCTTCGCAGATTTCGTAGAACTCTCTAAATGTTAGCATCTTACTTATACTTTTTGATTATTTATTTTTACTCAAACTCAAGAGTTCTATTTGATACTTTCATAGGTGGAGTTTTATATTCTGGAAGTGTAGAAGTTTCAACGTATACTTCTATCTTAGTCTCATCATTCCAATGACGGATTGCATTTGCCACAATGAAACAGTTGGTAATGAGAATGGATAGAAACATCAAAAGGCGGATAAGAGCAATCTTATCCGCTTCTTTATCACATTTACTTGCTTTTTCACCCAATGCTTTAGCAAGCAGTCGCCAGACAGTTTTGTTCTTCTTCATAGACCGATTCTCTTGATTTAACATACTCCAACTGTTTCCATTGATTATTATAGCAAATTACAAGCAATCTTTCATTTGCGTGAATAGAGCAGGCGCGATAATTGAGTTCATCTTTAGGCCGAACACTATATTCAATAGTAATGTATTCTTCGCACTTGAAATAAACCCAGCCCTCAACACCTTTAGTCCATTTTACATAGTCGTTGACTCTTGGAGTGTAATCCATATCTAAACAAAAAACGCATCCAATGGAGATTGCTTAAGTGGCATCGCAGTATAATTCCGCGTATCCTTGATATTTACACGAGCACCGATGGACTTACTATTGATGGGGGAGAAGTATTCTCTGGTTTTGGTATTGTAGAAGGAGTGTATAGTCCTGGTTGGAGCACCGCCATTATAGACAAACTTGCGAGTGTTGCATAACCAAATACTGACAACATTTCGCTTGAAGTCTTCACATTCATAATAGTATCCTTCTGGAGGAGAATATGGAAGAGGTGGAACTTCAACAGTCATAGAACTTATCTTGCGACATATACTCAATTTGTTTTTGTAGTTGTGAGATTTCTTGTTCCTGTTCTTTAATTTTCTTTTCCAAATGATCTATTCGTTTCTGATACTGTTCCTTGAGATCAAACAACATTTTATTTGTGTGAGAAACGTGGTTAGTCATAATCAAGTCGTGAAATGTTCAACAATACGGGATTCTTCGTCATCCACAAGTGCAAAACGAGGAGCAGCAACTACACGCTCCATAATTTTACTTTCGTATCGGTCATCATAATCATCTGAGTCTCGTAGAATATCGTGGCACTCAATATCATTTTCAGCAATAACATTGATTACTCCACCATACTCAGAAGAAGGAAAAGGAACCCAGTAGTCAACAATATACAGATACTTCATTTGTTTTTGTAAATTACCTCTTGAGTTTAGAACTGTTTGTTTTCTTTGTCAATATCATTGGCAACTATAAGAGAAACTCCTACAGTCAAAAGGATACCAACTCCCATACCAAGAATAAAAGTCATCAATAAAATTCAGCAAGATAGTAGTCAACAGGAACTTCAAGTTTAGCCGCTTCGCGCTCAACTTCTTTCCAGAACTCTTCTGCTACTTTGCACATTTCTGCCCGTTTAATGAGGTCTCGGATGTTTTTAGGAATCATTTAGACTTCTCCTTGAGTTGATTTTCTTCGCGTGGATACATTACCTTATAGTAATATATCATAATGGACGATACAAATGCAACAAGTGCAGTGTAAATTGTAAACGCAAGTCCGATACTCATTTCATTTGTTGAGTTGCTTGTTGGCGATAGTGCGATTTATAGAGAACACTATCGCGTTGAATTAGAAACACATTCCAACCAAGAATGACTGCAAAACCAATCAATCCCGTGACAATGTACTTTTTATTCATTTATTCATTTGAAGTGTAGGAACAGGCATACCACCTTCGGTAGGAACATAGATGGTAACATTACCATTCTTTGCGCCATCTTCGATACCAGTGATATACAGGTACTGCAGATACTCACGGTTATCTTTCAGTGAATCACCAATAATCTGGTTTGCTTTGGCAACACCACCAGCGCGAATAATCTCTGCTTCAGCAAGTTGTTGTGCAGAATCTTTCTTTGCTTGTGCTTCAAGCACTGCTACCTGGCGAGTGTATTCTGCTTTTTGCAATTCTGCTTTACCAGCAAGAGATTGTTGCCACACATTGTATTGGGGACCACCAATAAAGATGATACCACCAATCACAACGACACCGATAGCAAGGAGAGCAACACCAGGGTCAATAAATCCGTTTTGTTGTTTCATTTTTGTTCAAACTCCTTTACAATTTCATTAATTCGTTTGTTGGACTGATAATTACGGATAATATCCATAATACAATATCCAAAGGCAAATCCTGCCATAATTTCAATCATTTAGAAGAAACTCCAGTATCTTTAAAAATCAGATTAGCAAGAGCAATGATAGCAAAGTTCTGCCAGAAGGTCAAAGACACGTTGAACCAAGACAGAATGAGTCCAAGTAACCACGCTTCAAAGAAAAGTCCAGCAGTAGCAAGGACAATAACAACAAAGACAGCAGCAAGAGTAGTAGAAGTTTTCATAGGTCAAACGTGAAGAGCAGCAGAGGGGATTTCAACAACTTCGGGAAGTTTGCTTTCTACATAACAGTTCATATTATAGCACACCCATTCACCATTGCGGAAGACATAGTGATACTCTTCACCATTAGCAGGAAGAAGATACTCACAAAGGTCAGCATCAAGGCGAGGAGGGCAATTTTCACCGCGCTGAGAGTAGTATTGGGGCCCATATTTTTGAGAACCAACTCCTTTCACACCAGGAATAATTTCTTCATTAGTCCAACATTCTTCGGACCAGCAAGAACTCATATCACCACCATCAATCAGTTCGGCAACTTGTTGACGAGTGTTGTAATGAGTCTTCAGAATACGACCCAACCATTCGGGATACGAATCCCAATGGTGGTACACAGAGAGAATAGAACCGTTTTTGAGTTCAAGACCGATGCGACCCCGAGTTGACATTTAAGTGATGTGCTTACATTACTAGGACACTTTCAGGGGCCCAATAAGAATCAACCACCACGCTCTCGCAAACTGCGTACAAGATACTCGGTAAATTGCTCCATCTTCTCAGGAACCACAGCAGCAGGGAGTTGATTGATTACATTTTTAAGTGCGGTCATTTCATTGAACTCTTCATCTGTCAATTTTTGGTTCCCTTTTGAAGAAAGTGTCATACTTTTGCTCCCGCGATTATGTTCGTATCCTAACAGTATTTAAGGGAGATATGAGGTTTCTTAATATTCTCTTTGGGATTGGTTAATTGTTCTTAACTAAAGAACGTTCCGAAAGATCCTTTATCTTCACCAAATCCTTTCATACGATCTTCCAATTTATCCAAAAGTTGATCTGTCTTAATTAGACTATCAATCCTACAAATCATCTCTGAAATCTGACGCGAAACAAAAGGTTTCTCTTGTCGTGCAGAGTATGCCAGAGCATTTCTTAGATTTGCTTCTGCTTCTTTTAGACTTTGTTCTACTGATTCACTCAGGGCCATTTACTTTCCTCAATTCAAAACTACCGTCTCCACGGTCAATCCATTCTACCATATCTCCCTCTTTTAGATTTGCTGCTTCCAGAAGGTCATCTGGAAAAGTTACAAAATATTCACCACTTGCTCCATCAACTTCAACAGGAAGTTGCCACTTTACTACTTTATCTTTTACTGGATAAATGTCTCCATCTTCAGTTATATGAAGTTTGGATTCTTCTGGATAATACTGTTCTTCCCAAAAATCACTCCAAGCACCTTTACATTCGGGTGATGAGTCATCTTTATCACAACTCAAGACTTCATTTAGATAATCCTGATATTTGTTATTGTCAACACCACTATTCAAAAGAGCAAGAAGTTCATATGCTTGAGATGTTTGATGCTTGTAAGTGTAATAGTTTTCTTTTACTACACCGACAATCACATCATAAATCTCCTGAGGTGTTGCTTCACCAACAGACATTGCATCGTGCATCCAATTCTCAAGATTTTCAAGAGAATATTTTTTATAATCCATAATCAATCTTTGGGTTTGGGTTTAGAGCAGTCGTGGCAGTAGTAAGAGAAACCATCACGAAAGTATTTTACAACCTGATAGTGGTCCTTGTCAAGTGGTTTTTCCACTCCACATTTATCACAAATCCTTGTCTTTCTTGATGGACTTTCGTACTCGTTTGAGTTCTTTGAGTTCCATTTTAATATTTTTGTAAGCAGCGTCAGCATCTAATTTGCCTCCAATCTCCATTGCAATAATAATATCTACTCGTGTACCAAAGTGTGCTAATGCGCGTTCGAATGAATCCAATTCATACATCTTTTTTGTTCCAATTTTCAAGAGTTAGAATATCTATACGAGCATCAACTGCATCAATGGAATTAGATAGTTCATATAAACAATTTGATGTTTCTATATTTTCTTCCTCAAGTCTTTTTACATCCATTAGAAGACATAAATATCTTTCCTCTAATTCTGCCAACCTACAAGAAATACTGCTGACAGTAGTTGATAGTGGTTTTTCATTCGGAGAAATAAACCATTTAATAAACTTTCTAATCATTATCAAGTAATCCAACAGATTTCAAATAACGTCTATATGACATAAAACGCCCCAGAGATGGTTGTCCTGGAGCATTTAGTTGATGACAAATTTCACAATAACATAACCACTCATACCAAGGAGTAGTTTTATCAAGAACGTGATAAGGATATTCTACAGTAGTTCTTTCCAAAATTGCTCTCCTTTTTGTAGTGCCAATACAACAGTTGTGTGCTCTCGTGCGTGTCTATCAAGGTCTTTATCTTGAAAGTAAATGTTAGACCTTTCTACAGCACACTTAAAGATGTTAGCCCAAAATTGTTGATTAGGTGTTAGACGCATTATCATTCTTCAGGTCAGGATGTGGAGCATAAAGGGGTCCAGGATAATTACCAGCAAACTTTCGTTCATTCACACTTTTTACAGTTTCGTGAAGTTGTTTGAGTGCCTCAATAGTTTCTGGTGTTTCAATCCATTCCCAAGAATTTCCGTTTTTATCTACAAAATTACGTTCAGTCATAGTTTTCCTCCAACTTCTCCAGAATAACTCTTTTCAGGTGATTTGTCAAACTCACCTTCTTGTTTTGCTTTCAAATACCAACGAGTAGCAGTTACGCATTGGTCTTCAGTTAGTGATGTGATAATACCACTACCATCGGGATAGTGCGATTGCCAAGTTCCCCAACTTTTCTTCTCCACATAGAAAGCATCGTCGTCATAAAATTGTTTATCCATAATGACTCAATTGCCTCTTTAGTTCTACTTGTGTTGAAATCAATTTACTGTATAGAAACTCTTGATACTCATTACCTTCCAAGAGTTTTGTAAGATTATCAATCTGCATTAGAGCAAGAATGAGTTTGGTTTTATCATTCATTGTCATTTAGTTTTTGAAGATGTTCCATAATGACTTTGATGAAGTCTTCTTCAGTCCAGGTGTTGAGAATACTTTCCGTAGGAGAAGTCTCGTCCCAACTGATAGTGAATGATTTGTCTTCATTTTCAATTACTTGTATCATTTTTCATCGCTGATTGAGTGTTATTACAATGTAAGAAGTATTTGTATTCGGCAAGTGCTCCATAATGCCATTGAATTATATCACATCCTTTATATGTACCAACCACTTTTGTTTCTTGCGAATGTTCTGTTGGGCTATCACCCCAAGAGATAAAACCAATAATAATAATAGCAACTACAACAGCACCAACTACTCCAAGAAACTCTTTCCGTGCTTGTTTATCATCTTCAGTCATTTTCTGTCTCCCAAAGTTCATCCCAAGGTGCTTTTTTATTCATAATTTTCCTGAGTCTTTCTACTTTCTCAGGGTCTGGTGGTGCATTAATTGCAGCAATCAGAGCATCATATGCTTCTTGACTCACATACATCTTTTGTGGTTTCATACCAAGATGCTTGATACATTTGCGTTCGTATCTCCACTCTTTATACCTATACCATAATGACCGTAGAAAGTTCATTTATTTCTCATTACATAAGAATAGTATGGGTCTCTGCCCGATAGATTGTATGGGTCAAATCCTGGTCGAGTCATAATCCATTCATCTTCCATTTGCATATAACCCCATGAAAGTTCTTCAAAAAATGCAAGTCTATCAATATTATCTTCTAATTGCAAACGAAAGTCAATGCAGTTTCTCCAAGACCACCAACACTCTTCAAACCAATAAGTAATCAACATAAGAACTGATATTACAAATAATGTTATCCAACTCTTTTTAATTTTTTCCATTGATACTCCACCAGAAATCTTGTGCTCTTATATAATCATCCAACCGATAATCGGAATGGTTGATGAGACGATACCAATACCAGAATGGAGTATGTTTAATCGGAAAAAATCCGATTATCCACTTATTTAAGAACACAGGAAAGTCCATCAGCAGGTTTCATCACTCCAAAAATAATTTAGTTGATTATCTTTTGCTACGATGTTTAGGTGATAAATTTTATTGTCTTGTGTATAGCACCCAACCCAGAGAGCATTAGAATCCATACTCTCTAAGTGAAACATTTTGAGATTCTCCAGTACAATTTCATCTGGATTCTTTACCCACTTACTCATTTTGCTTTCTGTTCTACATTAGAAGTTGCATAGTGTTTGTCAATATGAACGGCTGATACTACAATTACCAGACCACAAATTGCAGCGAGCATTACATCTCCAAGTTTCATTGTTTTCTCCTTAGTTTTCATTTCTACGTAGTTGTCAATAAATGAACTTTGTATTAAATGTTATTATTTCAGCAACTCATCAACATCAACTTGATAAAAGTCCATTGGTTTGTTTTTACCCAACAATCCTAGCACATATCCCTCAAAATCCGTAGAATCCGACTCGTAGATGACATGGCCGTGATTATTGTCACTCTCAGTATAGTTGGCAAGATAATCAGAGAATGTGACAAAGATTGCCATAGCTCGTGCTTTATCGTGCTCCGTAAGTGTTTTATGTGGATGTGCCACAATACACATAATGGTGTTGAATAGTTCCTCTGGCGTATAAGAAAACGCTGGCGCTTCTTCGTTGAGTTTCAATGGATTAGTCATTTTTTAGATTTTGGAGTGCGAGTAGTGTTTCTAGTGGAATCCACGCTGGATTTTCGTTTGCGAACTGGACTTTTACTTCCGTCACTTTTTGGTTGAGACTTTTGCTCCACACTTCTCTTGTGTTTTTTACTGGTGTCAATGGGTTTTCCATCACGATAATCAATCTTTGTTTTCTTAGTATCTAGTTTATACCTTTCTAGGTATTTGTCAAGGTGTTCTTGACACTCAAACCAACAAATTGTAGGGTTCTTTCCGTCACCAAACTCTAGTCTAAATCCAAACTTATCATATGGAAACAGTTCAGTGGAAATCATCGGGTGATGTGTTCGTACTCAACTAATCTACCATACTTGAAGTGGATTCTGCAACGGGGCCAGTCTTCCCACTGTCCATCCCAAGTTGCAGGATAAACCTCAACATAATCGGTGATGTAGCAGGGTTCTACTTTACCGTGTTTCCCTGTTGGTATCCATTCAAAGTTTAAAAATCCTCTTTTTGGATCATAACGATCATCATCTTCCTTAATATCTTCAAATGTATGAGTTTCCCTGTAAGTAAGTTCATATAAAGATCCATCAGGTGCAATCCAATAATGGCACATTGCACAAGCAAGTCCTTTAGTTTGCATTGGTACATTAGTGAATTGTTCTCCCAAATCATAAGAAGAACGAATGTCGTCATATAGTCCCATTATTTTTCTCCAAGTTTAACAGGAAACTCCTCATCACTCAAGTCATTATACAACAGTTTTGCAAAGATTTCATATGCAGGTTGTCTGGTTTCAATCGCAGATGAGGTTGCAACAGACCACATAATCCTCAACTGAAACTTATCAGGCAAAGTCTTCATCATTCAACTCCACATCTTTTACAAGGTCTTTGACTCTATCAAAAAAGTCTTCATCAAGCGGAACAACTTTTTCCTTACCACTATCAATATCATCAACCATTTGAAGCAAACTATCCAAGAAGTGTTTAGGATAAATTTCATCTTCAAGACTATCCCAGAAGTAAAGAATACACTGCTCCAATGGGTCATCAGTTTTGAGAAGTGCATAGTCTTGATAGTTATTTCCCATCAAGTCAGCCCAATTCTTAAAGGCATACCAGCAATTATACCAACCCTGAATAATACAAGATTGCCAATAGTATTCAATCCAGGATAGTTTAACTTTCTTTGTATTAGTCCCTAGAAGTGGTCTTGAGAATATCATTGTAAGTATCGCGGTTTTTCTGTGTCAAACTGGTAGAACTTCACGTCTTTCATATCAAGGCACATTCGCACAGTTTCGTGCTCTCTGTGTTCCCTATCTGTTCCTCTATATAGTCCCCTGCGTTGATAAGCACAGCACCAAACATTATAGTAAATTTTAGATTTCTCGTTCATTTCAATCCCAACTTACGTTCTGAATTAGGAATCCAGGCATTACATAAGTCCACGAACCAAGTTCTTGATTTCCACCAACCTTATATTCCCATTTGTATTCATATTTGTTATGAGAATCCCAGGTCATATATCCTTTCTCTTTATCAAATCGACCCTTAATAGTGAGGCCAAACTTATTGGAAAAGATGTTACGAGTGCGAAGTGCTCCACCAGTTTCGCGAGTTTCAATCACCACACAGGTATCAGGATAGGTTTGACTACCTGCCTCCAAAATGCAAGGAGTTTCATAACGAAATGGACGATAAGTTTTTACATCCTGTGCGAAAGCAGGGGAAGAGAAGAGAATAAAGGCAAGAGCAAATAGTTTTTTCATCCGATTACACGATAACAAACAGTAGCATTACCCTTACGGGTTGATTGAATGTGAGCGAATGCAGCATAACTTAAGTCAATGTCTGCATGAGAATATGGACCTCTATCATTTACACGAACAATTACCTGTTTTCCATTGTCTTGATTTGTGACCCTAATTCTACTTCCCATTGGGAGATATGGGTGAGCGGCAGTCCAACGATAAGCGTCAAATCTTTCACCATTTGCAGTAATTTGGCCGTGAAATCCATCACCAATTCCATAAAAAGTTGCAATTCCACAGGTAAGTCCAGCAATTAAAGATTCTACCATATTATGAGAAGTTGTAATGAACTCGGGTGTAGAAATCTTTGAAGCAACTCTTATTAGACAGCTTCATCATCACAGGGGGGATGTAATATGAACATTCAGCAAAGAAATCTTCTTTGGAAAGGAATTTGAGACCATGAAGATACCAAGTGCCAAACTGTTTGTGAAACTCTCTCACAGCACGATACTGTTTGGAATTGATGGGCACATACCGATTATCTTCTGTAAAGTCATCACCATATGGTGTTGCCTGTGTCATCATAATACAAGTGGTTTGACCTTCACCTGTGCCGAAGTATTCAGAAATCATATACACCCAGTATTCATCACATGGGAATACATCACGCTGATACTTCTGCTCATATTCTACCATACAAGCATCAGCAACCAATTGAAAGTTTTCTTTCTTCTTTGCTTGCAGTTCTTCAATCAGTTCTTCGTGTTCAATCTTACGAAGTTCTTTGAGAGCATCAGAATACTTACCGATACCAGCAATAGCAGTTCTGATTGTTTCGTTGTAATCTTCAGTCACGATAGAAATACCTTAAGTGTGCGTCCATTGTCTTGTTCTGATATTTGAACATTAGAGCAGTCATATTGAACAAACTCTCGTCCATTCTTACCAATCACTTCTACACGATTGATAAGTGGATAAGACTTAATGTAATCACCATTCGGTGCTTCATAGTCTACATCGTCTTCACCTTGGAAATCACCATATTCAATTCCAAGTGATTCTAATGCTTTGTTTTCTGCTTCTCTTCGTGCTGCTTCTTCAAGCATTTCTTCGTGTGTTGGGTCAGTCATTTTTAATCACCTCAAATGTATCATCCGTAAGTTTTCGGTTTAGAATCTTGACTTCAGATTCAAGTGATTCAATTCTATCACAAAACTCTGCGATAATGCCAATCAGACAATCATAATCAATATTCTCAATATCCTCTCCATATTCTGGGTCATTATAGGAATAATGGTTGAGTTCTTTTTTGAAGTTGCGGTCAGTCATACACTCCACTCCCTTGCTTCCCAATCCATCAGGCACATATCAGTTTGTTGCTTGTCTGTGTAATTTTCATAAGCATATTGACGACACTCTTCTTCAGTGCCCTCAAATAGCATTTCATACATCTTGTGGTCTCCATCGTAGGTAATCTTATAAAGACCCCACTCATCATAGCAGTCAGGAAAGAATGGCATTATCGTAGTTTACTCTTGATTTTGTTGAGACAATCGTTGAAACCTTCTACTGTACATTCAACATAAACATTTTGAGAACCAGAAGCAGATTGTTCTTTCGGCAACCACAACTGAATTTGGTCTACCAAATCTTCAATAGAAGTTTCCATATCCCAATCACTATGAGTTGTGAATACATCTTCCCACCAATCATAAATCAAATCAGTAAGATTTTGTGGTTTATTTTTTTCTCTCCATTCTTTGATAATGTCAAGAGAGTTCTTGAAATTCTTATCATTATCCTCTTCATCAATTTTCTTTTGAATTTCTTTCCAGTTTTCTGTTTGTTGTGCTTTTACAAATGCCTCTTTGAGTGATTGTGATGTTTGCTCTGGTGTCTGTGGTTTCAACCAATCTAATGGGTCTTTATCGGGATTTTCTTCACACCATTCCAGATTCTCCTTCACAACTCTTTCTACATCCTTATGAAGTCGTTCTCCCCGTTCTTGTGCGGTTTCTTTCACCTTCTCTTCATAAGCAGCATCATAACCCTTCTGGAAAGCATCCCAAGAAATTACATTCCAATTATCTAGTGGAGTAAGGTCTTCACTAACATCTTTCACAGGATACTTACCATAAACTCTTTTATATGCTTCTTCTACTGGTGTTTTTGTTTTTTCCAGTTCTTCAAGGAATGAGAGTTTCTTTTCAAGCACTTTGATTTGTGCTTTTACTTCTTCAAGTTCAGTCATTTCAATTTTTCCTCCATTTTCCTGATTGCATCATTATAACCCAAAAAATACTCTGAAAGACCAACACCTTCATAAGTATCAGGCATAAACTCCTTCACAATATTCAGTATCTCAATTACCAACAAATCTTTATGTTCTTTGGATTGTGTGAAGTTTAGTGTTTCAATCCATCCTTCCAGTTTATTGGAAAGAGTTGGAGGTTCTTCAATCCTCTTATATTTCACACCACCAATCTCAATAGTGTCTGGTGGTTGTTTATCTTTGTTAAGTGGTCCATAAACTTGTTCCATTAGTTTTTGAAAGTCCTTTTCAATACCAAACATTACAGGTTCTCCAACTCATCACATACATCAAGAATATCACGAGCATCAAGTACCATATCTTCTACACCTTCATCTCCACAACACTGATAGTATTGAAGTTCAAATACTAACTCACGGAGAGCAGCAACTAAACCACTTCCAGTATATGAGGTTTCGTATGCTTCATTAACTGCTTGTGCTACTTCTTTTTTGTTAGTCATAGGTTCTCTAACTCATCACTCCAAGGATAATGATAATCTACCTCAATACATTCTAAAAGTGTGCGGGCAAACATAATCTCACCATAATCAGAACCATCTTCAAAAATATCCCAGTTATGGTGTGGATATTCATAATCAGGATTTAGATTATAACAAGTTGGTTGTTCTGCATATTTTTTGAGAACTTTGAGAAGATGGGTGAGTTTTTCGGTGTCAGTCATAATCAATAGTTTTCATCAACATACAGTTCTGCCTCATCATCTTTTCCTTTATTATACATTACTCGGGCAAACTCCAAGAGGTCTTCCTTACTATAAGCAATCCAACCACCTTGATAATCGAAGTGTTGTTCAGCAAGTTGTAGAATTTGTTCGTCAGTCATCACCAAACTCCTTTTTCAGTTTCTCATACTCTTTGCGTCTGCGTTCTTTTGCTTTGAGTTTTTCTGCTTTTTCTTTTTCCAGCAACTTCATTCGTTTCTCATACTCTTTGTCGGTTTCGGGACGATGCTTGTAGAGATAAGGAACTTCGTGGTCGTGACAATCACCATAATCCCGTTCATACTTTGTTTCAATACCTTCCCAACCAGCATCTAATTCAGATTGAAGTGAAGAAATAATACTCTCAAGGGAACCCTCAAAGTCCCCATAATACTTTTCAGTTTCTTTTACTTGAATTCGGTTAGTCATTCTTCATCCTCATCAAATCCACCAACACCAATATCTACAAAGGTAGAACCATTTACCTCCTCAAAGAGTTGGAATTCAAAATCACCTTGATAAAAATTATACCTGTATCCATCAGTAATTCTTACTTCTTGGTCAAGTGGAAACTCTTTGAGTTTTTCAATAAATTCAGCAACAGTCATAATCTTACTTCTTTGAGTTTGGTAATCAATTCAGGCAACCAAAATTTATCAATAGAGAGAATGTAATCACTTTCAGCATCATTAGGTTCTCCTAACCACACTTCAACCAAATGCTCTTTAGTAGCAATATGAAATGGATTTTCTTTGAATTTGGATTTGTTTTTAGTCATTTTACACCTAATAAATCCCTTTCTTCATCAGTCAAACGAGCAATCAGTTCTTGTCGTTTTTGTTCTTTGATTTCTTTCTGTTTCCGTTCTTCAAGTTTCTCATCCATCATGTTATTCATCGTGTAGAAATCATAATCTTCTTCATTGTCCCAATCAGATCGTCCTGCATTGTCAATGAAAACAGTTTGATTAGACCATTTGCCATCATTGTGCCAATCATCACGCAGAGTGATTGCATAACCTTCATCATTTTGACGAAAGGTTATATCAAAAATAGAAAGTTTATGTGCTTTACAGAGAAAGTCCAGTAGTTCGGTTGCGGTAATCATTTTTGCCACCCATCAAAGTATTCAGTCAAAATTCCAAATGCGAAACTAAATCTCTGTTGTTGAATATCTACACTCATAAGAGAACTACCAAAGAAAGAAAACAAGATGTTAATACCACCAGAAGAATGAACGATACAACCAGGATTTGTATAATTCACCCAGAGTAGTGCTCGGTTTTTGATGATACCAAACTGCCAAGTGTGGTCTACTACTTCACCATCATCATAAGTTTGTTTGTCGTATTGGAAAAATTTAGTCATCATCAGGTCTAATAAGATTAACAAGTTCTTGAATAGTCATATCAGCAAGAGTTCCAAGAGGGATTGCTTCCTCTCTTGAACGAACACACCCATAATCAAATCCATCCTTGTAAGCAGCATCCATCAAGTGATAGAGTTTCGCAAAATCAGGAGATGAAATATTGAGTGATGCTTTCAGTTCTTTAAGTTTGGTAATAGTGTTGTCGGAAAACATTTCAGTTCTTTTTGAGGAGTTTGTAGATGGTATCAGCAATAGCAAGTGCTTGTTCTTCATTCATACAAATATAACTATCTCGTTTTTCATTAGTTTCATTTTTGAACCAATAAGAAATAGTGCATCCCTCACACCCAGCATCAAGGTGAGTGTCTTCTACTGTATACCAAAAATCTTCGTATTGTTGAATACGAACTTGATTGCTGATTTCAATAGGCATTTGGAGTTCCTTTGTCTATGAGAGTATTATAAGGCAAAACACACCCACCACAAGGAGGAGTGTGCCAGTTCTTCAAGTGTCCTCAAAATCTCTGGGTTCTACATAAGGGTCTTCACAACCAGTAAATGCGTATTTCTTATTATTCATCTTGTAAAAATTATAATTCAAAGCATACCAGAAGGTCATCCATTCTCCGTCGTAATATGAAAGTCCTTCATCATAAGAACCAAAGATATTAGTTTCTACTGGAACAGACATCCAAATCTTCCAGTAATCAAATATCAGTTTAGTGAGTTTCATAATAAGTATCCTCCTCATATTTCACATAATCACTACAAATATGGCAGAAGAAATCTCCACCAGTATCTTCTGGGTTAGTTATACACATAACCCATATCCAAAAACACTCCCGAAACCAATACCAACCTGCATCTAACTTTTCAAAGACATTCATAGGACGATTGATTTTCATACTCTTATAAACCTCTGGATGAATGAGAATATCAGTTAGATGTTTGTCGTGGTGTTTTTTGATTTCTGCTACAATATCATCCCTGATGAGTTGTTCTATTTCATTCATACCTAATCTTCTTTGGATTGTTTTTAGTTCCACATACAGGACATTTACCAATATCACCTACCATATCTCTATCACAATAAGCACACCACACCATTCCATACTTTGCTTGTTTGGATTTCTCACGATTTCTTGGTTGATAGTCCTCATCCATTCTTCTCATCAACCCACCGAAGAGCAAGACAAGTTTTCATAAAGAACCGAGCAATCACATTTGGTTTAGTCGGCATATAATACTTGAAATATCTTCCATTACCAAAGGTATAATAACCTTCGTGTTTGTTTCCTTGTTTGATTACAAAAGAGGTTTCATAAGAACCAGCACCTACACTCAATCCAGTTGTTGTATAAGCAAGATTTAGGTAAGGAAAATGTCCGTGTTCCTTCGCATACTCAAAGTTCTCAATAATTCTATCAAACTTATAGTCGTATCCTTTTTCAGCATATATTTTAGAATACTCAAATTGTCCCTTTGTTATTTTAATCAGTTTATCAATTTTCTCATCAAACTCTTGTTGGATTTCATCCAGAGTTTTGGGTTTCTCTGGGATAATAAGGAGATGTTTGACTTTATCAAAGTTTTCATTAGTTTCAGATACTCTCAATCCAATAGCAGAAAATACTGCCTCTACATCTTTGATAGAAGTTAGTTTAGCGGTATCTACATCATACCATTTACTGTAAATATGTAAAGTTCCTACTGGTGGAATATAAGTGTTGTTTTGAATGCTTGCTGGGTAAGTATCCAATACTGGTTGTCCTATGTTTTGTTCTGTTGGTTTCCATTCAGTCATAGTTTTTCAATCTCTTCACATAATTCTAACACATTATCATAAATCACAGGAAAATAGTCCAAAGAGTAAGAAGTGCTACCTCCATAAACATCATCAAACTCTACAAAAAGTTCTTGAAGTTTATAATCAGTCATTTTGCTTTGTATTCGTTAAAAAACTTATTCATTTCTTTGAGGTATTCTTTTCCCTCATCACTAAAAAAATACTCATTCATATTTTCCCAGAAACTTGCCCCTGAACTTTCTATTTTTATTTTCGGTTTATAAGGTTTTCTTTCACACCTATGATAATTTGGAATAAAGAAGTTAAAAAATCGTCCCAACCAACCAATTTGTTCTCCACATTTAGGACAGCAGTATGATGGGTGGTTATTCATTCCTCATCCTCCATCTCAAAACTCATATTATACTCTGGTTCTGGTTGTCCTGCTAACCTATAGCACCAATCACAAAAGTTCATACTCTCTACCATATCAACATCCCAACCACAACATTCCACAGCACTATGAAGTGTAGAAAGAAACTCTGGGGTTAGAAGTTCTTTGAGTTCTTGTTTAGTCATTCCCCACCTCTCAAATCCTTATCATCAATCAAAATCACAGTATCAAACAGAGGTTCGCAACCAAGAATACAATACTCACCAAGTTGATACATAAGAGACCAGAGTTGGAACTTTACATAACCATTCTCATCTTCTTCGTGAGGTTTATAAGGATGTTCATTCAGTTTTCCGTGAGAACTCCAAAAGTTATTATGGTCTCGTTCTAACATTCTTTTGCCGTATTCTGTGAGTTTGACTTTGACGGTATTGTTGATGTTGAAAGATTTCATTTCCGTGCCTCCCAATACTTACCTTCCATCCCACACCCATAATACTTTCGCACATGATCGCAATACTTACCATTATCTCTTCCAGTCACGACATTTTCAGTCACAAGAGGATTGAGGCATAAGTCAAATGTGTCTCCATATCCAGTAATACGAGCACTCCAATCTCTTTTGTAATGCTTACAATCCTTACAGAGCTTTATGTCAGTCATTATAATCATCAAACTTTGGAACAGGACCACAAACCTTTTCTACTTCATAGATAGACCTTTTGCTATCACTGCGACAATCCATATTCTTTGCGTATGCTTGTTGATACATCACACGAACTTGTTGTGCGTCCCAGTAATTCATACCAATAACACCTGCAAAGAGACACAGGATACCAATAACCAATACACTAAAAACAATTGCGTCTTTGTTATCCATTAGTTTTCTCCATCAAATGTCATAAGGTTGTTGAGGGTCTCTGGTCCATACTTTGGTATACACTAACCACTTCTCTTGTCTGTTATCCATTTCGGCAGACCAGTGATAGCCATCTGTATCAACAGCATCAAGGTAATGAATACCTTTTGTGATGTCAATAGTTCGGGTGACAGTTACAAACTTTACTTTTTCAACCATAGTCAATTACCGTTAATGATGTTCCAAAATTGTTTAGAGTTAGCACCAGGAAGATGTGGTAGTTTCTTCTCCCAGTATCCTGTGATATGATAATACCACGATTTTAGCACATATGGGAGTTTCATAGTGCTTCTACCTCATTAGCAAGTTCACACAATACATCAACAGGATTTTGAAGTTCTCCACAATCAGTACAAAGTCGTGCTGCTGCTTCGTTGATGATAAAAGCAATCAGTTTTTTGCGGTCATCCTTCTGTGGTCGCAGTGTGAGTTCCATAGAAGCATCTAGGAGTTCTTGTGCTCTTTGAGTAGTCATTCCTCATCCTCCCAGAAGTCTTTCCATTCTACCTTATACTCATCAGTCATCTCTTCAACCTCAAAACCACTGACATCTGATTGACGAAGACCAAAATCATTAACAAGTACATTAGCAATTTCATTTGCCAAGTAATCACCAAAGTCTTCTGGACTTCTCAAGTCACTATATGGGTTGGTGGCAGGATTGAACTTCACACAGAAAGTCACCTTGTACCCCTCAACACAATCTTTTGATTCACTCAAAACTTGTTTGCGTTCTTCAATCTGTTTTTCAAGTGCTTGAAGTTGCTTGAAAGAAAGTTTAGAAATGTCAGTCATTTGTGTTCTTTATACCAACGAAGGTCTCTGGGTCTTACAGTAATTACATCCAAATCAAATTGAAATCGTTTGTATCGGATAAAAAATCCAAGCAAAGTACCGGAGCTGATGCACAAAGAAAATTCTGGGAGGATAGAATCGGAACCAAAATCATCCCACTGGACTGTAATATCCAGCAGGGCAAAATTGGGAAATTTGAGAACTTGGAAGAAGAACTCCCAACCATAATCTTCATATTTTTCATAATCAAAGAGTTTCATTTCAGTTCCTCTTCTCTTTGAAGTTCATAAAACATAGAATTTAGAAACTCAATTGCGTGTTTTCCTACAATAAATGCATCCTTATCCTCAAAGAACCTATCCCCTACGGTTCTCATATCATAACCCTCTTTGGTTTCATCAAAGAAAGCAACAACATAACATAACTCTTTGTCGTTGCAATCTTTGTACCATCTGACGAGTTCATACTTTTTGTTGAATTCACTCCAACGAAACTGTACCTCACGAAATCTCATTCTTGTGTCTCCGTTGGTACTGGGGGTGGGGGAGGTGTTACTGGAGGTAGTATAACAGGTTGTTGAACTGCTTGCACTTGAGGTTGCACCACTTGCTCAACTGGTGGTGCTGGTTGTGTTGGTTCTTCTAGTTTCCTTTCAAGTTCTTCAATTTTTTGTTCCAATGGTGCAGTCTGTTCGTTTTTGATGTCCTCAGAAATCTTCCAACTTGCAAGGCCCACACTGAAAATACTTGCAAGTGCAGCAACAACAGAAACAGTCTTAGAAAAACTCATAGTTTAGTCTTTAGTAATTTCGTTTGGTTGAGAATAAAAGAGTTCGTCTCGCCAGTTACGACCAGCAATATCAAAAGTAAAACCTATCTTACCAAGAGAAAATAGAAATGAAAACAACCTTCCATATCCCATAGAGATTTGTAGATAAGGCCAGTCAAACCAAGAACCATAATCCCCAATATCAACTGCAACTTGAAGAAGTGCTTGTCTTTCGTTAAAGAAAAGAGTCAAGCAATACTCTTTACCATAATCCTCTCTTGTGTACCATTTTGCTACTTGAAAAATTTTCATTCCTCTAGTTCCTGTGCTAGTTGAAGCATATCATTTTTATCCAGTACAATCCTACCGTCTTGTGCGTTATAAAACTGAATATTTTCTGCTGCAATAAAAAGAATTGCAGCAACTAACTTTTCTTCAGTATCAGCACCATTATTCCGATGCTCCCATACAGCATTCATAAACTCTTGTACTCGTGTAGTCATTGCACTTTACCGTGAAGAGGACAATCGCCATTTACCCATTTACGACCATCAGGCATATCTTCATTATCCATTACAGGACACTTGCAACCCTCTTTAACTGCTTCAGGAGAACCTGGAACAAGACCACTCCATTCCTTATGCTGTTCTGCAGTCATTGCTTCCATTTCTTCTTCGGTATATTGAGGATTGTCGGGTTGCTGGCAGCGTGACAGTTTTGCTTTCAGATCATAAATCTCATCCTGCATCTCAGCAAATTCTTTTGAATACTCTTCAGAGAGTTTAAGGTCAAACTCATAAGCAATTTTCTTCATATCTTCTTCACTTCGCATATCATTAAATGCAAGTGAACAAGCACCTTTCATAATACCAATTTCATTATGTCCCATTGAACGGGCAATCGTTCCAAAGAAACGGAACAGTTGAATGGTGTTGATGTCTTCAGTTGGAATCTCAAAAGTATAGTGCTCTTCTGGGAGAGTTTCATCATCATAAATTCCAGACCCACCATAAGTAGGAGTCCATTCAGTATCAAATTGAACTTTGAGTTTCGCTGTGTAGGTCATTGCTCTTGACTTGTATGAGCCTACTATAAAACCCCTGACCGCGAAAGTCAAGGGTGAATGGACGGTTCTTAAACTGGTCTATGTAGTCAAAAGTTTTCTACATATTCGCCTACAAGTCTGTGTATTTTCATCACAATCAGTCAGACATTCAAAGTAGGAATTCATAATTTCGTGCTGGTCTATAAAGTCATCTAATGTATTCCCGATCTTTTTCCACCCAGCAAGTTGATTGTAAGAAATTAAATTGTGCATAATGACCTCCACGCACAAAGAATATCATAATAAAGAATTTTCGCTCATTTTTATGACCTTACTATTCTATCACTATCTAGGTGTTTTGTCAGGATTTCTTAACACAACTTAATCCCGATTTCTCCAATCATTTTCATTGTCACGGCTAAAGAAGTCAATAATATCATCAGCACCATTAAATCCAGTGCGATGATTTGAAGGATCAGGATCACCTAAATCCAGGGCATTCATAAAATCATCTAAACTCCCTTCTTGCATATCGGGATTTGCAGCACGGCGTCTTGCTTGCCTTAAAAGAGTAGCAGCAGAACGATTTACTTTTGCAAGTTTTTCACACCAGATCATATCTTCTAAACTCACCTCTTCGTGCATTGCAATCTTCTCACAGATTGCTTCAAGACGGAGGCGATATTGTGTAGAGAGCATATGTATTATTCAGATAATGATTATTTATTTCTTGATTCTATCTCTCTTTGCAGTTCTTCTGCAAGTTTATATGCGCGTCTCCACATCAAATACTTTACAATGGGATTTGCTGGATTATGTAGAATCCACCATTTAGTCTTTTCATATTCTACTTTTGCTAGTTGAGTAAGCATATAAAATGCCCTCGCTACAGATTGGTCTGTTACAATCAAGTAAGCAATACAAAAGAAAATAACAAAGTATATGTAAGTGGAATTCATATTATGGATTGTGATAGGCCTTCAAATCATAAAGATATTCAATAATATTAACTTTCAAGGATTCAAGTTCCTTTTCACATTTTAAGTTTTTAGCAATCGTCCTAATTTCTGGGTGATTTGTTTGCAAATCTTCCAGCATCAGATCAAGTGCCTGAAGTTCTTTTTGTGTCATTTGGTTTTATGATTAGAGGACAAGTTGGGATCGATTGCCTAATAACTTGAACGATTTCTATTCTTTGTTGATTTGTTAAACCAACTACTCTACTTACTCTACCTATAATGGAGAAGGCATCAGAGCATGATATGGTTGTTGTAAGAAACAGAGCAACCATGGCAGTTTATTTAATTCTACTACTATTTAACATCAAAGCAAATATTTTCTTCACCATAGTTGATTACTATCTCTTCTCCAGCAGCAATATCCTTAATAGCAAAATGCTCCATAATCATATTTACATGGTCTCTCTTCCAATCCGCATTTGGTTCATAAGAATGATTGTAAAGACCAGCAAAGCCCAATC